TAATGTGGGTTTGTAGGAGTCGCGCAAATAGTATTGATGGCGCCGCATATCAATTAGTTGATGTTTTAACTAATAAAGCCGATAACTATCAACTTCAATAACTGTCGTGGTTTCGTCAGGCGGAATTTTTTTCTCTAGAATAGCAATCCAATGCTCAAGGTGGTCAATGCGCTCCCATAGGTCTTGAATGCCAGGGATGTCACCGTCTCCAATATCAATAAGTTCGCCAGTCTTCTTGTCATACTTGGGGCGGCGAATAGGAGTTTTTTTCGCGTTATAAACGGAGCGCTTATGCGGCGACTCTAATTTTTGCTGGTCTGCAAGTGGATTATCCAGCACCTCATCAAGTGAAATAACTTTATCTTCGGCCCGCTTGAAGCTATTAAATCGCCGCGAATTACCGTCGTAGGTTTCACCACGCTATATGGCGTTCTTTCCGTTTTCATCTTTGCCATACAGTATGTAAGAGCCCATTTGTTCAAGTTCAGCTTGAGTTGGGTCTGTGGGTAACTAGTCTAGGATATCTTTAACAGCGCGAACACGGTCTATATCGCGCTCGATTGAATAATCAAGGGAATATGCTTTTTTCATTACATGGTCTCACTTCCAATTTAGTATCCTGAAAGGGTACGCCCCTCCCTACCTCTATATATTAGCATAAAATTTTAGATTTGTCAAGTGTTTGAGTAAAATTTTAAAAAAAGTTGATGGAAAATGGGCAGGCCCCGCCCAAATCGATAACGCAGTATCGAATTATCCCATTACCTACCGCCCCGGTAGGTCTTTAGCGCACTAAAGCGTGAAATGCTGGAATTATAAAAAAAAGCTTTTTTCGGGAAAAAACTAAAATTTTGCAAAAAAAGAAACGGGGCAATGCTTGCCCCGTTTATAACACTTCTTCTTCATTATACCACGCGCTATATTGCCATTCGTCCCCACGCAATTCTTCAACCATTTTTTGTGCCTTCTCTTCTGTTTCGTAAATGCCCCATAATTGCGCGTTGTGCGTCAATTCACTATGATACCAAACTGTATAAACTTTTTTCATTTTTCCTTCCCTCTCTTCTTTTTAATTGAATTGGCAAGGCGGGAAAAATCCCGCCTTGCTTTTAATCCATGTTATAAGGACAGGCCGCGAAAAATGCGATTTTCTTTTTGCTTGTTTTCCATTCCTGCAACATGCAAACGCTTTTTGTTAGTTGGGAATTATACTTAACATTTACTTTGAAAAATTGTTCTGCACCCTTTTCATTGTATGTATCCATATAGGCCAATAATTCATTCCAAGTACAACGGATAGTGAAATATTCTGTCTGCCAATAAATCAGACTTGACTTTTTTCGATATTCTGCAACTATTTCTTCCCTCGTGCAATTCAATGTAGAGTAAAGCCAATCGCCTGCGCCTGTTTTCATTTCTTCCTGTCGTTTGCTGTTTAGGTCACTCTTTCCGCTTTTTTTCGCGTGGCACTCGAACCAACAGCACATTGGACGCTTGCTTTCCTGCCATCTTGCAAGCCTTTCCGTCACTTCTGCAATTTTTCCGTTTTTGCCATAATCCGCCGGATTATACAAAAATTCGATAATGCGTGGAATATAGGGAAATGCGTCAAGCATGACAGCAGTTTTTGGTTGGATGTTAAGGAAGTCAATAAACGCGCGCGCTTGTTCATAGTTAAGATTCTTCTTCTCCATATAGGAAAGAATGCGAACGGCCATGTTTTTGTCAATCTTCTTAATCTCCATTTTTAATTCCTCTTTTCATTTTAATGTCAAGGCTTTTCATGTTTTCGCCGTTTATAAAGTGCTTGCCTTGCTTGTTTTGCTTTCCGTTTTCACTTGTCAAGGTTCCCTTGTCCCTTTGGACAATTCTATTATATCACAATTAGATGTAATTGCAATAGGGAAAACACTAAAATACAATTGAAAAACAATTGGCGATTTTTTATATTATGTTATCTAATATGCAATATTAGATTGCATAGTATCTAATATTAGATATTTAATTCAATACGCTATTATCGAATTGTTAGCACTCGCAAGGATTGAGTGCTAACATGATATTATATTATCGATACTATAATATCGATATTATAATCTCAATAAATTTATATCGATAACATAATATCGATAACATAATATCGATAAATTTATACCAAATTATATCGATAATTTTATATCGATAATTTTATATCAATAACATAATATCGATATTATAATATCGATAACGTGATACCGATAACATAATATCGATAATATAATATTGATATTATAATATCAATAAATTTATATCGATATAATATTATCGATAATACATTGCCAATAAATTTATATCGATATTATAATATCGATATAATATTATCGATAAACAAGTATCAATATTATATCAATAATATAATATCGATAAACAAATATCAATTATATAATATCGATATTATAATATCGATATTATAATATTTATTTTACTTGTAACAAATTTGTAATAATGTATAAATATGCATGTATAATATGGTCAAAATATACGCCAAAATTGTTTAGATGTTATACATCTAAGCCGTTAGTCGTGACAAACTGGGCATTTTGTGCTATAATATACGCAGAAAGGCAGGGGAGGAAGGCCGAGATGTTACAGAAGTGTTACGAAAATTTATGCAATGGATGCATAAACAAGCACATGTCAAATCTGGCCACCAAATCCGCCATTGTCAAATCTGGCACCAAATCCAACATCACCAAATCGAAGGAGGATCAAAACATGTTCAGCACTAACACCGCATCCGACACCTATACGCGCGCGGACAAGCTGCAAGCTGCAAGCTGCAAACGAGCTGCAAGCTCCATTCGCGGAGCTGTTATCAGTGAAACCGCAAGCTACATCTACACGCGCGAGGTAGTAAGCTACACCGAAGACTGGTACTTTATCGACTTCAAGCTGAAGGATGGCCGCAAGGCAACAGGTTGCACCGTTTATCATACGATGGAAGCAGCGCAAGCTAACGTTGCGCACGAAGCAATAATTTTCGGGCACAACAAAGAAAACGCTTCAATCCGCAAAGAACAGCATAGCGGTTTTAAGGTTATTCGCCACAGGTACAAGAAGGGATAAAAGTCCCTTCTTTTAAATTTAGATGTATAACATCTAAAAATATATGTTGACAATAACAAATATACGTGCTATAATAATAGCGTAATAAGGAAGGAGATGGAAACAATGAAAGAAATGCTCAAGGCGCTTAAGAACAATGACGGATTGACTTTGAAGGGCGGCCGCGCAATCACTTATAAAACAGGCTATCAAGTAGCAGACTACGGCGTAGAGCGTAAGACCATTAAAGGCGCACTTAATGCTATTTCCAAAATGGGCGGCAATTGTGGCGTTTGGTACAGTGAAGGAATTTATTATATTGACCACAGCTTCCGCGTGAATACTAAACATGAAGCAATGGAGATTGGACGCGAACATAATCAAATTTCTGTTTTGAAATGGTCTAACATGTCTCTGGTGTATTGCTAAAATGCACCATTTATTTATTAGATGTATAACATCTAATAATCTATATTGACAATTGTATAAAAATATGTTAGAATAAGATATCAAAATAAGGGAGGATTTACCGATGAAGGATGCAACTATTATTCAGGCTATTCTCGACGAGGAAGAATACGCAACTGGTTTTTACACCATGGTCTGGCTTGACAAATATGATGTAGCACATGAAATGGAATTCGATACAAAAGAGGAAATGTATGATGCTTATTCCGAAGAATGGGCGGACGGCGGCTGGGACTTTGATTTTTATGATCCCGATGGGCACCAATTTTTTCTGAAAAAACCTTGACAAATGGCGCTTGATGATGTATAATAAAGGCAAGGAGGTCAAAACCATGGCCAAGATTTACATTGCATCTCCTCTGTTCACCGAAGAAGAGCGCCGCAAGGCGCGTAACATTGCCGAACGTATGCGCGACCGCGGACATCAAGTGTATGTACCGATGGAACAGCACATTGAAAACGCTTGGGGCTTGCCGAACCATGTTTGGGCCAAGCGCGTCTTTGAAGAAGATGTAAAGGCCATTAATGATGCTGACTTGGTGCTTGTGCTGTACTACGGGCTTTACAGTGACAGTGGCACGGCGTGGGAATGTGGATACGCCTATGCGAAGGGCAAGCAAGTCTTTGTCAAGAATTGCGGTTGTGAAGAAGCGTCTTTAATGGTAGTCAACGGGCAATCCGCGAAGTGGCTTGAAGAATTTAGAGATGTTTCACAAACTTAAAAAGGGTTGACAAAACCCTTTTATTTATAATAATTTAGATGTTTAACATCTAAAAACCTTTCTTGACATCTTTACAACAATATGATAATATATAATTGTCCAAAGGGACAAGAAAGGAAGAAAAGAAGATGAAGAAAGTCATTATCGCCCTGATGTTCGCCGCTATGATGTTTGTAATGTGTGTGATGGTCGCACATGGCGAAGAACAGTATTATGCCCTTGTCGGCATGGTTGTAGAACTTGATACGCGCGAAAACGTTGTATATGTCGAGGACTTTAATGGCAACATCTGGGGTTTTGATGGTTGCGAAGATTGGGCCATTGGCGATATTGCAGGCATGGTAATGGACACAATGGGAACAGAAGATATCTATGATGATGTAATTATAAATGTAACTTATAACGGTTGGATTTGCCCTTGGTAAATTCACCACTATTAGATGTTATACATCTAAAAATAAACTTGACAATAATATTTTCATATGCTATAATAAAAGCACAAAGAAACGAAAGGGGAACGAAACAATGAAAATCACTTACTACTGGATGCACAAGGAACACGGGTATATTGTGGCGGAAGATAAACTCTTTGAAGATGCGGAAGTTATGGGGTATGACGATATTACAGACCCGACTTCTTGCGAATATTTGAACTTCAGTCTCTACTATGTAAAAACTCACTTGATTGCCTACTAAGGCAATCTTACTAATTTAGATGTTATACATCTAAACCATCCGCGCGGTTATCCGCGCGACCATTCTTCCAGCGTATCAAAAATGGCACCAATTCCATTAGATACCAAGAACCAAATTGCTCCAGCACAAATCAAACAAAGCAAATGTAGCATTTCAATTTCATTCTCCTTTCGTTTTTGTAATTATATTATAGCATATTTATTCCCGAATTTCAATTCCATTTATTAGATGTTAAACATCTAAACTTTACCATTGACATATCCCGAAACCCATGTTATAATAAGACATCAAATGAAGGAGGAATGAAGCAATGTTCAAAATCGAAGTAGAATTCAAAGACTGGATGGGCCGCCGCGAGTTTAAAACCGAAAGCACCGATAACTGGGTGCAGGCATTCGGCGCATTTACTATCTATGTTAGTGATAACGATTGTATCTCTTGCCAAGTCTTTGATGATAATGAAAAGCGCATATTGGACTATACGGCACCGTGAGGTGCTTTTAAAAAGTTAGATGTTAAACATCTAAAATTCTTTGTTGACAATTTGGCCCATCTGTGGTAATATATACTTGTCCGAAGGGGCAAGAAATCATCAAATGGAGGTATCCCCATGTCCAATTTTGTTGCGCTGTCTCGTTCCGCTCTGTATTCCGCCATGGCCTCCGGTCGGGAGATCTATGTCCTTGAAGGGGACAAGCTGCGCGAGATTAGGCAGTATGGGCCTATGTCCAAGCACACGGCGCGCCGCAAGCTGGCTTCCATTCGCGAAAGTTTTACCGGAAAACCGGTGGTTATTGGGGTTATAAAGTAACCCCAATTTAATTTTAGATGTTAAACATCTAATTTCTTCTATTGACTTTCCTCTCTATATGTGCTATACTAATACCATCAAAAGGAAAGGAAGTTGAAACCATGAAGTATTACCTGATTACTTGCGTTCGTGGGCATTGTGGGCGGGGCCGCACTTCTGAAATCTCCTTCGCTATGATGGCTGCTAATCTGCTGGAAGCTACTGATAAGGCGCGCCGCATGCCTTCTGTCAAACACAGTCGCGGCGTACTGGCTGGAAAAGAAATTACCGAAGCTGAATACTATGAATACAGAAGCATCAGCGCTTACGAGCGCAGGCCACAAGGAAGTTGGGGACGATAAGTCCCCTTTCTAAAGTTAGATGTTAAACATCTAAATTATTCTCTTGACTTAATTTCAAAACTATGTTATACTTAATCCATCAAATGAAGGGAAGTGATTCCACCCAGCAACTGTGACCCCGTAATGGTATCGTGTTCTAACGCCATAGGGGCTAAATTAGGCGGGCACGCGCGATAATACAGAACTCAAACGACCAACATAAGATGAAGTCATGGCCGATGAAAGGTAGGCGGCCGGGCGTTGGGTGGAATCCAGACCAGCGCCTTTTCTTTTACTTGTTTCTTAGATGTTAAACATCTAAAATATTATATTGACTTTTTTATTTTTATATGCTATACTGTACACGAAAGATGAAGGAAAACATCAGCAAACCAGAAAGGTAAAAAAATGGAACTTACCAAATTGTCCATGGAAGAATTGACTGTACTCAAAGAAGAAATTGAAAAGGAATACAAAACACGCCGCGAACAGATTGCCGAAGATTATGCCCTGAAAATTTTGAATCTTATTGTCGCCGCGGAAGAAGAAGGATTTGAAGTGGCAATTGATAAGGACACTTGGCAAGATGCCAATGACAGCACTATTTCTATATCTGACCCTGAATTGGATGATGATTAACATCATCCTCTTTATGTTAGATGTTAAACATCTAAAACCATTAGTTGACTTTTTCCCTATCTTGTGATACAATACTCTTGAAAGTGAGGGATAACATTATGATGAATTGGAGAAACGCCGAAGCCGGAACTTATGCTAACCAGCCCACCTACTGCACCGTGAACGCTATTGGAGATTGTCCCTATTGTGACAAAGCTGGCATCTGTCATATCGATGACCCGCAAACCGAATGTGATGATTGGGCTGCATTCTTTGACAGCTGGGAAGATTGGCTCGCGCTGGGCGAAGATGACATTCCCGATGACGTAGACGAATGCGGCTTCAACCCATATGAAGGCGGATATGATTACGATTGCTAAGGCAATCGTAACTATTTAGATGTTAAACATCTAAATTATTTCTTGACATTTTTCTTTTTATATGCTATTATATTTATGAAAGAAAGAAAGGAGAAACAAGTAATGTACACCATTAATTACAGTCTTGACCACAGCAAAAGTTGGGAAAAGTATGACTTTCATTTCAACAGTCTTTGGGCTGCCGTTTTCAAGGCTCGCGTGATTTGTGAAGAACATTGGGCCGATGTTGATGTGATTGATGGAAATACGGGCGTCGTGCTTGTTTCTTTCAATCGCGTTGGTGGGGCATATATTGATGAAGATTTGCCTAAAGATATAAAGATATTAGCAAGTTTACTGATTAAGTAAAGAAGGAGAAAAACTATGGACAAAGTATGGATTGTTACGACTAAACTTGAGTATGGCCCCGACGAATTTATTGAAGGCGTCTTTGATTCCTATAAACTCGCGCATATGGCCGCGGAGGATATTTGGCGCCGCTATAATCCGGAAGAAGATGGTTATCTGTGGAAGCGCGGAGAGGTCAATGGAAAAGAGTTTTGTAAAATGACTATTTATTATAGTGACAAAAAAACTTTTGATGAATGGTTTTTTGCCACCATCAAAATTGAACCATATCATGTATGGCATTGAGTGGCGCGGCCACTCTTTGAGAATTAGATGTTAAACATCTAACTTTCTCACTTGACCAAATTTCAAACTTGTGCTATAATGTAATCACGATAGAGGAAGGAAAACCTCCCAAACCAGAAAGGCTTTAAAATGAAATTAGAACTTGAAATTTTCCGCTGTCTGTGTTTTACTAAAACTTTCCGCATTAATAACATAGAAGCAAACAGCGAGGAATTTGGTCTGCAATACGATGAAGATGGTGAAAATGCTCCTGACTATGGATGTGGAAACATGACCTTTCATCCCTATGAACCGAAACAAGAAATTATGAGTAAATATAATATTGATGAAAAGGATTGGTATAATATTTGTAATAGACTTAAAGAACTATCTTTCGGCTGTTGCGACTTATGCTCATAAATTTATATTAAACAATAAAACCATTATACGATGGTTTTATTTTTTTCTGATTAACCCGTCCAATTTTCAACGACACGCAAGCGAGCGTGATAAACCGCTCAACCAGCATTACTTAGATGTTTAACATCTAACTTTTTGTCTTGACTATTTCAAAATTATATGATATTATATAATCACAAAAGGGAAGGAAACCCTACAAACCGGAAAGGATGCCCTTATGAGAATTTGCTTTGATTTAGACGGTTGTATCTGTGACCTCTATTCTGTACCCGATTGGCTTGAAAAGCTCCGCGCTTACGATCCCACACCTTATGCTGAAGCTGGCGTTATGCTAAATATGCAGCTGTTGGCCCGGCTGTTGAACCGCGCGCAGGCTGCTGGAAATGAATTGGTTATCGTAAGCTGGCTGTCTAAAGAACCTACGCCCGAATATGACGAAGCCGTCACCGAAGCCAAGCTGGGCTGGCTCCACCAGCATTTACACTCTGTTCAGTGGGATGAAATCAACATTGTTTCCCACGGCGTATGTAAGAATGAATTTTGCAAGGATGATGAAGATATTCTGTTTGATGATGAAGAACAGAATCGGGAAACGTGGGACGGCGAAGCATACGAACCCGCGAATATCATTGAAGTTTTGAAAGGAATTTTGAATGGGGATTAAATCCCCATTTTGGGATTAGATGTTAAACATCTAAAATAGAATATTGACATTTCAAAACCTTTGTAATATACTATACTCACAAGGTCAAGGAATAAGACCATAAAACCAGAAAGGTGATGCCATGAAAGTAGTTAAAATCTTTGATGCCTACTCTTGTCCCTTCAATCCTTATGGTCAGGGCGGTATTGAGTTTAGTGATGGTAGTGTACTGATAGATTTGCATGACCAGGACTGTTGTGAAAGTGTCTATGCTGATTTTTCTAATCTCGATAGTGACATTATGTCCTATGATTTCAAAGGCACAATTAAAATCGAGAAAGCGCAGAATGGTTTCAGATTTGGAGACGGCCGCCGCTGGTTCTTTGTTCCTTGCTATAATGAACAGAATGGATATTATAATAGTGCTTTATCTATTGCTTATGGTTCAGTTGTAAAAAAGATTATACGTTATTCTAAAGGTAAAGCTATTTATGGTAATGAGTTTATTGCAATCACTACATTGGACGATTGCCCAGTCAAAGATAAAATTTACTAAGGGGCTTTGCCCCTTCCATTATTTAGATGTTAAACATCTAAAATATATTCTTGCATTTTATTTTATAATGTGTTATACTAATAACGAAAAAGAAGAAGGAACAACTTCCCAAAACCAGAAAGGAATTAAAATGAAAATTTATAAAGTAATTCATGGTAATTCTGTTATTGAAAACGACAAAGAAATTTTCTTCACATCGCGCGAAAAGGCCCTCGGGTATATCATCGGTTTTTATTCCCGCGCTAATGAAAAGCCACGCGCCATCACCAAGCAGCCTGATTGGTGGAATGGTCAATGGTGTTATAACGAAAAAATGATATTTGATATTAAAAATTGGAATAAATATAAATTTATTATTGGAAATGAACATATGCAAATTGAAGCAATTGAGGTTTATTAAGGGCCACGGCCCTTAATAGCTTAGATGTTTAACATCTAATTTCATTTATTGACTTTTTCTCTAATCTATGATAATATATAATTGTTCCAAGGGAGAGCAAAGAGTCCTCCGTAAAGGCACGCCCGCGAGGTCAGTAAAAAAAATAACGACCGCTCTCTCTTGTAACAAAAACTTAACAAAATTTCCTCTTGACATTCTTCACAAATTGTGATAGAATATAAATGTAAAAAGGACAAGGAAAAGTCCAAAAAACCAGAAAGGTACACACTATGAAGAAGAACACCATGACCACTATCGCCGCCTACATCAAGAACGTTCCCGAGCTGGCTAATGAGTACGCCGAATTACAGGCTGAACTGGACAAGAATGCTGCGAAGGCTCAGGCCAACCGCGACCTGTACGCCACCGCGCATGATGTTGTGATGGCCCATCTGGGTTCCACTCCCGTGACCGTGACTGACCTGTTCGCCGCTTGCGAAAGCGAACTGCCCGAGGGCTTTAGCAAGTCCAAGATTCAGTATGCTCTGCTGAACTACTGGTCTGATGAAGTCGTGAAGCACGAGAACGGCAAGAAGGCTTTCACCTATACCCACGCTTAACAGCGTCGCCCGCTTCGGCGGGCATTTTATTTTGAGATGAATTAGATGTTAAACATCTAATCTTCTTCTTGACAATTTCAATTCCTTCTGTTATAATATTTACAAAGTGGAAGGAAAACCACGACAAACCAGAAAGGAAACTCCATGTCTTATCTTGTATTCGATAGTGAGACAACCAGCCTTGATAAGCCGTTCTGCTATGATGTAGGATACAAAATTCTTACCCCTGACGGCGGTGAAATTCTGCGGCGGCATTTTGTCATTGAGCAAGTTTGGCATAACTTGCCCCTGTTTGAGAGCGCATATTACAAGGAAAAGCGTCCTCTTTACATCCAGCTTATGAGAAGTAAAAAGGCCGTCATGGATAAATGGGGCTATGTTATGCGGACAATGGCGCGGGACATTAAACAGAATTGTGTAACCGATGCTTACGCATATAATAGTGACTTTGACGATAAAGTTTTCACTTTTAATTGCGATTGGTTCAAATGTAATAATCCCCTTGAAAATATTCCGGTACATGATATTTGGGGCTATGCAAGCGAATTTATCACTAATAAACAAGAGTATAAAAACTTTTGTGAAGAACAGCAATATTTTACAGATAGCGGAAACTATAAAGCAAGCGCAGAAACTGTTTACCGCTATATTACAGAAAATCTTGACTTTGATGAAGCGCATATGGGCGCGATGGATGTCGATATCGAAACAGAAATCTTGCAGTATTGTTTTGAGTTGGGCGCGGAACAGGGCAAAGATTACAAGGTTGCAAAAATCCTTAATCGTCCCCGTATTACGCCTTATGTTATTAAAGTAAATGGAAAAATTATCCATGAGGGCGCATATGTGAAAAAATACAGTAGAAACGATGTTTATAACTTTACCGAACTGGGGCAGTAATGCCCCAAACGGGTTTAGATGTTAAACATCTAATTATTTAATTTGACATTATTTCTATTTTATGTTATACTATTAGCGAAAAGTGAAGGACACACTACAAACCAGAAAGGGAATTGAAATGTATATCAGTAAAAGAATTGAAGTAAGTTGGACTTCCGAAGAAGAAAAGAAAATTAACGATTTTCGTCGGTTCCTTCAAGACGCGGCAAAAAAGGTCAAAGATTTGCTTCCTTCCCTCTACGAAGAACTTGACACAATTGACACGTCGTTGTACGATGTCCTTTATAGATCTTTCGACGAAGATATTGATATTGATACAGGGAAAGACAAATAATATGGGTGTAACGCGCTAACGCGCGTTCTCCTTCTTAGATGTTAAACATCTAAACTCAAATCTTGACTTTCATTCTAATTCATGATATACTAATCCCGTAAGAAAGAGAGAAGGAAAACTCCTAAAAACCAGAAAGGCAAACACCATGACCAAGATTACCAACGCCGTCGCCCTGTCCATCGCTATCGAAAATCTGTCTGGTATTCCCACTCTGAATGACGCGCAGGGTCTGAATCAGATTTCTGACGAGGAAAAGGCCGCCGTTATCGAGCGTCTGACCGCCATGTTTGACAGCACTGTGAAGCGCGCCGAAAGTGCGAAGAACCGCGAACGTAAGCCCACGCCCAAGGAGATCGCTGCGCAGGCCGAAAACGCCAAACTGATTGACGCGACCTTCGAGGAAATGAGCAAGCGCCCCGACTTCCTGTTCGAGTGTAAGGGTATCGCGGATGCTATGGGCGTAAGTGTCCCCAAGATGGCGCGTGTGCTTGCCTTCCTTGTGAGCGCGGGCAAGGTTGAACGCATCGAAGGTAAGAAACCCAATTTCAAGGTGAAGGGCGAGTAATCGCCCTTTTTTTCTTTTAGAGATTAGATGTTTAACATCTAACCCCACGCCGATTGAATATTTATTCAAATCCTGAATAAAATTTCTTCTTGACAAAAAGTGAAATTTATGGTATATTATTTATGGAAAATGAAAGTGAAGGAAAACACTAAACCAGAAAGGATTTACACCATGACCAAGAGCAAGGCCGAACTTGAAACCGCTATTCGCAATGACATTCTGTCCAAGATTGCCGAGATGCTTTCCGAGAAACTTGACACCGATGTAATGCCCGTTAGCGCATCTGAACTGGCAATTCCCGTTCTGGACGAAGAAGGCAACGAAAAATTCGCCGTAGTCAAGGTGAGTATTCCTCGCGGTACTCGCAATGGTTCTGGCTATGACCCCTACGATGGATACGCCGCCGCCGAAGATTACAAGGCCGAACAGGAAGAAAAGGCCGCGAAAAAGGCCGCAAGCGCCGCGAAGAAGGAACAGGCCGCAAAACTCCGTGAAGCAAAGCGCGAAGCACGGCAGGTCAAAAAGGCCGTGGAGAATTTGGAAAAGGCCGTGCAGGACTATAACGAAAAGAAGGGTGAATAACCCTTCTTTCTTAATTTAGATGTTAAACATCTAAACCTAAATATTGACTTCTTTCTTAACTTATGTTATACTAATATCGTTCCAAGGGGGAAAACCTCTGAGCCACAGGTTCTGTGTGGGGCGGCGGTTGAAAGTCGCAATAGACAGTAACTGCTTCGGCACTCGTAGGAGCGGAACGCACGAGGAACTAAGGAGAGAGATGGCCATATCTCCGAACTCCCTTGTAACAAAAACTTAACAAAATAAATACTTGACAAAATCAAAATTATGTGCTATAATGAGCATGTAAGATAAAGAGAAGGAAAACTCTAAACCAGGAAGGAAAAACACTATGACTAAGAAAAATGCTCTGACCGTTGCTCTGAACGCCCTGAACCTTGTGAACACTGACGAAGCCGTTGAAGCCCGTGCTACTCTGACCAAGATGGTTGAAGCCCTGTCTACTTCTCGCACCTTGTCCGATGAAGCCAAGGCCAAGCAGAACGAACTGCGCAAGGCCAAGACCGCCGCCGCTCGTGCCGAACTGGTTGCCAAGGTCGCGCCCATCATCCGCGCCGCTATGACTACCGAACCCCAGACCGTGAAGGAAATCTTCGCTAAGTGCGTTGGCCTTCCCGAAGATTTTACTGCGGCCAAGGTACAGAATGTACTTCTGCGCGAACTGCGCGACAATATCACCGTGACCGAAGCCAAGGGCAAGGCCAACACCTATAATCTGTAAGGAAGGGCGCAAGCCCTTTCCCCATGGGGTGTATCGTAACGGCAACGAGGTTGACATTACTCAACTGCGGTGATAGGTTCAAGTCCTGTCCATCCCACCAGTGCCACCCGCAAGGGTGGTTTTCTTTTTACAGAAATTAGATGTTAAACATCTAATATATTATAACTCCAAATGTAACCATATGCTTTACCTTGTATCTTAGCCTATTTTCTTATATACTCAACCCCGAAACCATTTTCTCTTGCCGCTTGCGCCGCGCTTTCATATTCTTTTATTAAAATTCTTTCTAATGAATATTGATAAACTGTTTTCTTGAATCCTTTCTTTTTTATTGAATCAATACTATCTTTTTTTTCATAACTCCACTAAAATCCATAAGCCGAGGGACGTTTGCCTTTCAAGCATGCCACTATATTACTATGATTACCTTGTAACATTCGCCCCGCTTCACTAATAGTAGGATACGAAGTAACATATCGTCCTTCTAAATCATAACAATAAATTTCTATCGAATGATATTGACCCGCGGAACGTCTTATCCGTTCAACTCCTTCAACTCCATAAGCGTTTAACGCAGCAGATATTGCTCGTTTCCCATAACCAGTTTTTTGTTTTATTTCTTCAATTTTATTTCCCTCTTCCCACAATTGCAATATTTTTTTATAATCCGCTTTTTGATTTCCGTCTCCCCCAAGTGTAGAATTATAACCATTATAAAAAGAGTCATAATAATCTATATAATACTTTTCCAACATTTTAGCTTCTTCTTCTTCTAACTCATCTATTAAGATTTCAGCAGTAAAGAAGTCAAATCCATATTTGTTAATAGCATTAGAGAATTTACTATTTTTTTCCTACTTATAACAATATCCTTCACTTCCGGCGCGCTCAGCCAAACTTCTACTTGTAATTCCAATATATTTTTTATCGTTTTGTCCAGTATAGCAATAAACCTTCCAAGTTCCCATAATCATTACCTCCTTAAAACTTCCTTCATATTATAAGTATTTTCACTGTGTCAGAAACAATGTAAAAATTTCCCAAATATTTGACTTAGATGTTTAACATCTAAAATAGACTCTTGACTTATATAATATTATATGATAAAATATCTATGAAAGTTGAAGGAAAACAACACAAACCAGAAAGGCGCTTTAATGAAAAAGAAGATGTTTATGGTACTGGACACCGAAACTTGCACTTGTGCTTTCGCAAATGAAATTGCCAACGGTGACCCCGAAAAGAAAAAACGTATTGCTATTGCTAAGCCATTAATTTATGATCTCGGGTACACTATTTGCGACCGTCAAGGCGTTATCTATGACCGCAAGCAATTTCTGATTGCCGAAACTTTCAGTGTTCCCGCCGTTTTTAACACCGCCTATTATGCCGAAAAGCGCCCGCGCTATCTGGAAATGCTTCGCAATGGTGAAACCACCGTCAAGCCCTGGCATGAAGTAATGGAAATTTTCTTGGCCGACCTTGACCAGGTTGATGCTGTGGGCGCGTTCAATGCCATGTTTGATTTTAAGAAGGCTATTCCTTTCACTGAACTATATGTAAATAAATTGTATAGTGCAGACTATCAGGATTGGGAAAAAAATCAGCGGTTTTTCTGTCAGAAGATTGTAAACGAAAAGCCGCGCAAAGATCGCAATCCCGACTTTGAAGAAGATGTTTTCCGCTTCCGTGGCCGCGCCTATCCCTTGTTTGACCTTTGGGGACTTGCTACCACTCACCTTTTGGATAATGTAACCTATAAGCGCGAATGTTTGCAACATAATAATATTAGCGCCAGTGGCCTTTATTTCAAAACCAGCGCGGAAACCTCTTATCAGTATTTGTGCCACAAGTATGACTTTATCGAAAGTCACACCGCCCTCGATGATGCGGAAATTGAAACCTTTATTCTCTCAAAAATCGCCGCTCGCCACGCCGTTTCCCTTGGTATCAAATTTTTCCCATTCCGCGACCTTGGAACCACCGTTGAATTTTGCAAGCGTAAAACCGTAACCATCGAAGAAAAAATCACTGTGCGCGTGGCAATTAGTAATTATCTTGAAAATAACGCCGCAAAAGAAGGAACCGCATATTATACGCAAATGCTTAACCACTTGGCCGAAATTGAAAACATGATTGAAAATGCCCGGTAAGGGCATTTTCATTTTCAGTGCTTAGATGTTTAACATCTAAAAATTCCGTTTGACTTTTTCCCAAACTTATGATATATTATTACTGTCAGGAGGGAAAAGAAAATGCTTTTCAAAATCTACTATGTAAAAGATAACAACATGTACTTTGTAAATGTACTCGCAGAAAACTTGGTTGATAGCCTGAACACCCTGCGCAAGTCTGACATCACTAAACTTCTTTGTATCCAGGATTGCTACGGAGAAAGGATTATGCTATAAGATAAAGAAAGGTATAATGAAATATGAAAATTATTAGTAAATATCAATATCAATTCACAGAAGAAGAACAGCGCGCCCTTGTGCTTGTCGATCAAATGCTATATAAAATTTGGGAAAGTGACGGCGTATATAACGATACGGAAGAAAAAGAACGGTATTTCAACGCCTATTGTGTGATTGATGGACTTTGTGAGGATATTCCCTCTCGCATCTGGAACCCCGATGAAGATGAAGAAATGGAGGACAAAGAATAATATGCCGCCGAAATGTCCGCATTGTAATGTAGAATTGAATTATGAAGAAAGAGAAAAAGACCAAAATTGTGGTGACTACTACTATGAAACATGGCGTGGATATTGTCCCAAACGTGAGAGAGAATTTTATTGGGATGAAGTATATAATTTCTCTTGTTGCGAAAATTTAGAAGAAATAGAAGAGTTAGAGTGATCTAACTCTTTTTCTTATTAGATGTTAAACATCTAAATTTAAAATTTGACTATTTTCAAATTTTATGTTATAATATATATGAAATTAGGAAAGGAGAAATTCACTATGGAAAACGAAACCTTTTTCTATCTTAATCCTCTTGAACAGCGTATTCCTATTTCTCAACTTAGTGACGAGCAGTTTGAAACTCTAAAAGCAACTGTTGCTGATGAAATGACACGTCGAAGTGAAGCCCGTGAGCGGCACGCGGAAGCGCTCACAGAAGAAATCCGTGAACTTATCCAGAAAATTGAAGATGAAGGTTTTGAGTTTATGGCAGATGAAGATCAATACAGTGCTTCTGAGTGTTGGGTGCGTTGCTAACGTACCCAACCAGATTAGATGTTAAACATCTAATTATTTTTCTTGACATTTTAATTTTAGTATGATATACTCTTAACAGAAAAGGCAAGGAAAAGCCTTAAACACCAGAAAGGAATCTTCTATGTTTGTTATCTGTTATGTTGCTGTTGCTAATGTTAAAAATCCCAAGAGCGCCAAAGTTTGGTACGATACGAATAAGTATTCTTGCCGTGAAGATGCTATGGCCGCCGCACAAGCCGCCTGTCGTGTAGTACAGAAACTTTACAATAACACGCGGGCTCTTACCTATCGTATTGATTTTGCAGATAGATATTTTGATGAAAATGAGGAGGAGGATTAACCTCCCCCTGCTTATTTAGATGTTTAACATCTAAAATCAATTCTTGACTTTCTTCCTTCCTTATGATATACTAATCACGTAATCAGGGGAAGGAAAACCCAAACAAACCAGAAAGGAATTTGAAGTATGAAGTACACTAAAACTATCGTTGATGCCGAACTGCGTGCGACCATCTTTGATGATATTTTCCACGGCTATCCAACTAACAACGAATATCAGAAAGTCAATGACCGTCAGTATGGCGTCATTCTGGCCGACAAGAACGGCCATGAACGCTATGTGCGCATCGGTGCGATTGTTGCCGAAGAACGCGAGGACATGACCGCCCGCGAACTCATGGAAAGTGAAATCAAGGCTTACGAGGACAAGCAGGCCGAGAAGGCCGAGAAGGCCGCCAAGCGTGCGGAGAAGGCCGAAGCCGACAAGGCACGCCGCGAAGCTAAGGCGAAAGAAAAGGGTGAGTAATCACCCTTTTAGTTTTAGATGTTAAACATCTAAAATAGTCCTTGACAAAAAATAAAATTCATGTTATACTCTATATGAAAGTTGAAGGAAAACAACACAAAACCAGAAAGGAAATTTAATGCTTTTACCTCTTGATTATGAAATGCAAAAACTATTGAGGGAACAGGACGACAAAACCTTACAGGAATATTTCTGTGCCATTCAGACCGAAATTGAGCGGCGCAAAAACGATACTCGTAAAAATTACGAGCGCAAATTAACTGTACTTTTCCAGCATATGGAAGAGGAAGGGCTTACTGCTTATGTTTCTTTACCTGGCGGATTTAGAAAATTATCTATTAAAGATATTGAAATTTGCGAGGACGACGACTAAGTCGTCCTTCTTTTATAATTAGATGTTTAACATCTAAACCCCAAATCCGCATTACTGCGGATTAACCATAGGGCAGGCCGTGATTCCCCTATCTTTCAGCCACTGAATAGCTTTTTCGCCATTAGGATATTCCATTACTTCTTGGATAGAAGGTGTCATTTCCTCATATTCAATTTTACAAACAATTCTGTCTTCTTCATGTAAAACTCTACGAATACCGCTGAAATCCATGCCCCATCCATGCAGAACATAACCGCGATGGAGAATCCTTTTTTCCCAATCCGCAATACCTTGAAAATCATTCGGTAAATATCCAACATCAATAATATTTTGCAATAATTCCGCGCCGCTGTAATACTCACTACGCGAATTAAGATTTGTATCTTTCATGGTATAACCGCACACTTCGCCAATCTTTTCACCATTGAAAAACAGTTCTTTCTTCACACGATAATAATTCATCATCTTTCAAGCCCTCCTTGTTTTTTACAATAAGAGTATAACATATAAAGAAAGAAAAGTCAACACGATTTATTAGATGTTAAACATCTAATAATAATAAGGGCTCTTAGCCCTTATTATTATATTTTTTATCAATAATTTTCATAGCTATTATGCAAACAACCATTCCGATGGCGAACGGAATACAAAATAGTATAAAAATTTGACTTCCGGTAATACCTTTAGCAATAAGCACTTAACTTCCTCCTTTATTCTTCTACTTCTGGCCTATCGTCCCAAATTTGCACAGTCCCCTCACGTTCTACAACATAACAAATAGGACGCGTTGTGTCCTCACCATCTCCATAGTGCATTTCTAAGCCATAAGTATCCTCAAACCTAACTTCAAGATTTTGATTCATAGTAAGCAATACAGCAACAAGTTCATGAACAGTCATTGAATTTCCCTTTCTGGTTTTCTGAGGTGTCCTTCCTCTTTATGCTTCTATTATATCACATTATACGAAAAAATCAAGCGCCGAAGTTAGATGTTAAACATCTAATATTCAAAGGACATCATTTTGATGCCCTTTCAATTTTCTTCTTTGTTACGCCTTCAATCAATTTTGCAGTAACAAGAATATTGTTCCATGCCTTTTTAGAAACCAAATACCGCATACGAGTTTCATTATAACATGTTGATTCGCGCCATCCGAAAAACATATTCCATAGTTTAGACTTGCCAGAGCAATAAGTTTCCGCGATAAGTTGCACCACGGGGTCAGAAGTCCAATAATTACGCATTGCGTTTTCCTCCTTCACTTGATTGCGTATAGAGTATAACATAAATTTTTATTTTCGTCAATAACAAAAGTTAGATGTTTAACATCTAACTTTTATTTTTGTCAAGCAATTAGTTATAACTAACTAACTCAAATGTTACGAAATTATTACAAAACTATTACAAAATTATGAACTCCTACCATTTGACTCGGAATTGAATTTGGTGTATAATTATTATAGAAGGAGGGAAGGAAACCCGAATTTGAGCGTGTCAAATACTTGACAAGCTGGAAGCTGGATACAAGCTGGAAAGAAGCTGGAAGCTGGAACATATGAACGGCCTGCGAACCGCGACTGAGATGTCAAATATTTGACAAGCTGAAAAATTTAAAATATTTAAAAAAATTAAATTATAATAAATTAAATTTAAAAAATTTTAAAATAATAAATTTAATTAAATAAAATAAAATAAAATTATTTAAAACAAATAAAAAAAGTTAGAAATAATAATTCTAACTTTTAATCCATATTATTTTATTTCGCCTTCTACTAATAATCCTACAATCCGATACTATTTCAAATGTTTATTTCCGTATCTTCTGTCTTCAAATTTAATAGTATCGCCCCATTCTTTTATAACAGACGCCCACGTAGTAAGCTGCTTCGTATAAGTCTTGTCGTAGATAGGAGAGGATTTCAACAACTCAGCTATTTCATCTTTATAATGCCATTGATAATATATTTCGGGAAAGTGCGTATCAGAACGCACAAATTCAATTAGGCCGCGCGTGCCAGATAACAAATACTTATTTTCCGGCTAATACCGCGCGCGAATAAATTGCGCGATATCTGCATATTCATTAGAGTCGCAAAACCAATCTTGGAAACGTGTATCATATATATCCATGCCACGTCCCATTACTTGATTGGTAATAACGCAATTATATTGCGGTGGCACCATATTCGTATCCGATATATACGTCATCGCAGCCTTGATTTCCGGAGTCATATATTCGCTCCAATTGCGATTAGCATCAGACCAAAGAGTCAAAACATTAAACCCTGCGTTGCGGCATATCTCGCCTAAACGTAATACGTCTGTAATACGTGGCGTATATATCCACGGGCACATGTCCTCGCGCGGCGTAACTATTTGCTTTTTAAAGTATTCTGCGATATTGTTTATATAGTAAGTAAATCGTGCATCAAATATCTCTTCCAGCCGGCCTTCTAAAATATAGTTTACGCGGTCGCTAAAAAGCTGGGCCGCTATCTCTGGGGTCGCAGAAATAGCAATAAGTATAATACGAGCTGGGTCCAGAACATATTGATGTATTTGATAAACAAATGATACTACCGAAGTATCACAGCCTTCTTCTAAAATTGCAGCGGCCCGCTCATTTGAGAGTTTAGGTAAGCTCTTTTTTATTTTCTTTATTTCCTAATTATAGTATTGCTATATGTCATCAAATTCATCCCAGATGACCAAGTCAATATCCTAAAGCCACTCTGTTTCCTTACGCAGAAGGGCCGCGAAAGTTTGATAACACATTACACGAATATAGCATACATCATCTTCTACTGTCCACATAGAACTAGTACGATGCGCGAACCAGCCGTCTGCTTCCTTATCTGTAAAGGCACGACAATACGTAGGATGTCCCGCGCATATCTTATCGCGCAATACCTTTGTATGCACTAAATAGCATACGTTTTTCTTATCGCGGGCAAGCTTTAGAATGCGGTCATCAAACATAAAAGTTGTCTTGCCCCAGCCGCGAGGCGCGCGGAGAATATTAAAGGCGCCAGGATGTAATCTATCTAGATCCTAATCAGAGACTACATCAGATAGGAACTAACGTCGCGAAGGAATTAAACTCATTTTCTTCACCTCTTCTTTACTTTCATTATACCATGAATTTTATAAAATGTCAAGTATTAAACTATCACTTTTTATGAAATAAATAAAACGAAAAGTGACATTTATTTTGGTGGTATTTTTTGGGTGGTCAGAACGCGCGCGTTTTAAATACCCTAAAAAATACCACCATTTAAATACTATATATAAATTATATATATAAATAATAATTATAAGCTGAGCGAGCGCAGCGAGCGAAGCTTATAATTATTATTTACGCGGAGCGAAGCGACGCAGGAGCTCCCGCAGGGAGCGAGTGCTAGCGCAGCGAACGCGCTACGAACGTGTTGCAATTTCATTTTCAAATTTTGTCAAGTGTTTGACAGTGCAATTTCAATTTCATTTCTTTATAAATTTCCCCTCTGCAATTTCATTTTCATATGTCCTGAAATTTCACCCTAGTAATTTTAAGTAAGAAAATCCTATTTTCTTACCCGATTTTCACTTATGTCAAGTATTTGACTAAGAAAGTTTTTTATGGAAAGTGGACTTTTTTTCATTAAAAATGGATAAAAAAATACTTGACTAAAGTCAAAATTTGACGCTACCTACTAATTTCATTAGTAGCTCCTTAGTACCCCTGCAACATCGTTTCCGGAGCCTTAGGGCCAACTCATACCTCGTCGCCCCTATATTTTATCTATTATCTATCTCTACTACCTTTTTCATTTTGTATCTAGGATGTATTTCTTTGTATCATTCCCAACTTTAAAAAATTCTCCCATTTGATTTTTTTCTAATTTTATATTATAATATATATAGAAAAGAAAAGGAGGAATTTCATTTTGAATACCTTCGAGTTTTTCAAACAGAAACTGGATTACGAAATTTCCCATAACATACGGGCACAACTATGGCTTCAGGAGCCATCGTATATTCAGGATTATATGAATTTCGATGATATGGAAATTTTCTGTGGCATTTCGCGCGCATGTATTGTTGATTCTGATTGGGATTTTGTTGTGAAATTCACGTATTTAGAAGATGCGCGCGGTGATGCCTGCGAGAGAGAATGCAACGCGTATGAAAATGCGGTTGATAGTGGGTTAGAAAAATATTTTGCTAAGCCGAAATATGTTGGTAGATACGAGTGGCGCGGCGAAGGCTACTTGGCCCGCGAAATTTTCCGCGATTTGAATATAGATTTTGATGGTGACGACGAAGATATTTTGGAGAGTATTAAGGAAGAAGGATTTCGGAAGAAAGAAATTTTTGTTTATTTAGATTTGTATGAGTATCCGAAAGTTGAAACAAGATCCCTATATTATACCCCCAGTAAAGAAATTGAGACGAAAGTAAAAAGAAGCGGCAGTAGCTTCGCGCGAAACAATACTTTTGTTGCGGCGTACTTTGTTGAGAAGTATGGGTACGAAGAATTTATGAAGATTGCGGACTTCCTTGAGTGGAATGAGATTAATGATTTGCATTCAGGGAATATTGGGTACGTTGGAGATAGGGTTATTTTCATTGATTATGCAGGATACTATGACCCCGATGGAAATAGTTATTCGGACTAATGACGCGGCCCCTTCCGTCGAGGCGTACCCGCCGGCAAAGCCGTCGGGTCGCTAATCTCGACGGAACCGCGTATGGATTCAAAGGGAGGGAAATATGGAAGATAAGAGTATTGGAATTTTTTACGCAGTAAAATGGCGCGGCGATACGGATTGTGCAGTTCAAGAATTTATGCGCGAATGCGCGACCAGGGTGTTATTTGTAATATGACCATTCATTTGGAACACTTTATTCGTGAATTTGAAACTATTCAAGGCTATGTAAATTCAAATCTAATCCATGGTATAGGTGTTTCAATCAACACCCCATTCCGGATGAAGTTATCAATTACCTAGTACGTGTACCCAATCTTGTTGTGCATGTAATTGCCGGTATTGTACCTTGGGAAACGCTTGTAAGACTTAGTAATAATAACATCAAACTACTTATCCTCGGTTATAAAACTTGGGGTCGCGGCATTCAGTATGCGGAAAATCATAACGAAATTCAGCAAAATATTCATATTCTAGAAACGCGGCTCCCTTATCTTATGGAACATTTTGCACTTGTTAGTTTCGATAATCTTGCGCTTGAACAGCTACATATGCGCGACCACGTAAGTGATGAAGAATGGGAAAAGTGCTACATGGGTGATGATGGTACACATACTATGTACTTGGATATGGTTGAAGAGAAATATGCTGTTTCTTCTGTATCCACGCGGGAACCCATTTTCTCGAATGATATTAGAGTTTTATTTGCCAGTGTTAAAAGGAGAAAAAGTTGGACATTGCAAGAATACAACGATTAATCAAATATGACGAAAGACGTCAAAATAGAATTAGTTGGGAGAAAGAAAATGTGTAAGTATTGTGAAAGAAAGCCGATATATAATGAAAATAACATTTTCTGCTATTGGCTTAATGAAACTCAATTAGATAATAGTGGTATTATGATGGGAATAAAAGAAGATGGAAGAATCTATCTTTCTGAAAATGAATATGCCTTGGATTGGTATCCAAACTTCTGTCCCGTATGCGGCAGACCGTTACGTGGGCACCGTCGTTATACTGCCGCGATTGAAGATGTGCCATATGGAGGAATTTAATATGAATAAAGATAGCCTTGGCGACCGCATGAAAGGTTATGAAAATGCGTATAGAATGTATCTTCCGCGGCGTCTGCCTGTAATCGTAAGAGTAGATGGTCGCGCATTCCATACGCTAACAAAATGCTTCAAACGCCCATTTGATTTTTTATTTCATAATGTAATGGTAAAAACCGCAACTGCACTTTGTCAGGAAATTAGCGGCGCGAAAATTGCATATACTCAATCTGATGAAATTAGTATACTTATTACGAATAATGATACAACCGATACACAACCATGGTTTGGTAATAACTTACAGAAACTAGTAAGCCTCGCGGCTTCTATTGCAACGCTTGGTTTTAATAGCGTATTAGAAAAAAAATATAAGGATTTGAAGGTATTTGCTGAGACAGATGAAGACTATGAATATCTAAGTGGTATTTATCATAATGCTTGGCAACGCGCGACCTTTGATGCGCGGGTTTTTGTATTGCCAGAAGATGAAGTTTGTAATTATTTTGTGTTTCGACAGCAAGATGCCACCCGCAATTCAATTCAAATGGCGGCGCAAGCTTTGTATTCTCATAAGGAGCTTTATGGTAAAGACCAAAACGACTTACAAGAAATGATTTTCCAAAAAGGTATCAACTGGAATAATTATGAAGTATGGCAGAAGCGCGGTTCCTGTATTTATAAAATGCCTGACACAAAAATTGTAACCTTTATGGATAAGAGAACTAATACGTTAGAAAATAAGGAAGTTGATGTAATGGAATGGCGTGAAGATAGAAATATTCCTATTTTTTCTCAGGCACGTGATTATATCAATAACTTTCTACCCAATTATGTCGAGTAGTAATACTTGACATTTTTTTGAAATTAGGATATAATTTATATGAATAAAAAGGAAAGGAACTTTTCAAATGATTGAAGTAGAAACTACCATGCGGCTCTATCATACTGAAATGGAACAAGAGTGCATAAAGCAATATATAAATAGTCTTTATAAACGTATGCCCTTTAAATCCGATGGTATCACATTTGACCGCATTAATGGCGTAATTTATCTTCCTGATTATACTGCTATTGTTATTCATGGTGTTGCACCTGACTCATTGATTCTTAAAGGAGACTAAAATGCGTATTGGAATTTTTGGCGGCACATTCAATCCAATTACTAATGCACACCTCACTATTATTGAGGCTGCGAAAAAGCAAATGAAACTTGACCAGGTGGTAGTTGTACCATCTAACATTTCATATATGAAAGACCAGGAAACTATTGCCCCGCAACAAGACAGATACACAATGGTGCGGCACGCCGTAGCAAATATGCATGACGTTATCGTAGATGATATCGAAATTCAACGTGGTGGCAATTCTTATACATATGAAACTCTACATGATTTTCATACTGCCAGCCCCAATGATGAACTGTTTCTAATTATTGGCGCGGATTCATTATCTTCATTAGACCAGTGGTACAATTTTAAAGGCATTCTAGAAGAAGCAACATTAGTTGTATTTTCACGTGATTCACTAATTCAAGATGATAGCCTATGGCGTTCAGTATTCTATTATACCCATGCTTACAATGCCAAAATTACAGTACTTGATTCTTTTATTCCCAATATCTCTGCCTCAATTGTGCGGCAACTTATTAAGGAAGGAAAATCATTTGAATACTTGGTGCCTTCTTGCATAAAAGACTATATAGCAAAGAATGAGTTATACGGATATAGGAGAGAAAATTATGATTGATTATAATGATTATATGGAAGCCTTTAATGCTACCGCCGCAAAAGATAAAATTGTAGAATGGATTAGAGAATGGTTCCTTAATTATAGTGGTGGTGGAGAAAACTGCATCATCGGTATTTCTGGCGGGAAGGACAGTAGCGTGGTCGCTGCTTTATGCGCAGAAGCCCTTGGCCGCGAACGTGTATACGGCATTACTATGCCTAACGGCGAGCAGAGCGATATTGGTGATTCTATGAAACTAATCAATCATCTTGGTATCCACTACTTCAATCATAACATTATCAATGAATATGAAGATATTCTGAGTCAGGCGTGGGGCAATCTAATTGAAGTAAATAAGCGCCTTTCCGCGCAGACGAAAATTAATCTTGGCCCGCGTCTACGTATGTCGGTACTATATGCCTATTCTCAGTCCTTGAACGGACGCGTCGCCTGCACTGATAATCTAAGCGAAAGCTATATTGGATATTCTACTCGATGGGGTGATTCCGTAGGTGATTTTGCGCCTATCGCGGCTTATACTTCTGATGAAGTAATTGCTATTGGGCGCGCGCTTCATTTACCGGAAGAACTTCTGGTTAAGGCACCTTCCGATGGCCTATGCGGCAAGACGGATGAAGATAACTTTGGTTTTACTTATCAGACACTAAATGAATATATCCGTCTTGGACAGATTGAAGATATGGATGTAAAGGAAAAGATTGACCATCTTCATAATATCAATGCTTTTAAGCGCCAGCCTATTGCCATGTTTACTTATTAAGTAACGCGGTTTTAGGCTTACGCTGACACCTCAACTTTTTGTCAAATAAGAGACTTTCTATATCGCATATTCACCTCCATAACCGCGGTGTAGAAAGTCAATTATTTGACATTTTTTTCTTTTTGTAGTATAATTTTCACAGAGAATGAGAAAAAAACTCGCAAATTACAAAAAATTTACAATGGGGTGAAAGTATGCCTAACGCGACTCAAACTTCAGTTATTGAACGTGAGAATAATGATTATAATTTTTATGAAGAATGCCTAGCCATGCAATTACTTTCTGGCGCGGAATTCAAAATGTATAGATATTTTTGTAGCTTCCCCAAAGGACTACATGTATATAAACGCAAAGAATTTAGTAAATTAACGGGCGCAAATCCACGAACCGCGGATTTAAATTTTGAAGCGCTTATCAATAAAGGATACTTAAAACTTAAAGAGTACGGAACTTACATTTTTTTTACTACCCCGGAAGAAAAAGTAATTATTCCCGGTTAAGGTTACAACTTCTTTAACGAAGTTAAATAAGGTATAGCGCGAAAAAATTAACTTCAAATCAAAATAGCGCTAACCTAATTGGTCGAGAGACGATAAATGCTTCGTCCGACCGTCATTGAAGATGGGGTTAAACGCCGCGAAAGGGATTATTTTTGGGGTAAACATAAAGGGATTCGCGCGACCACCTATGGTGGCCGCCGCGAAATGAGGGAATATGGAAGAAAAATTACAACGAGTATTCAACGCAATTGAAGAAATGGGAATTTCATTGAAGGATGAAGATGGTAATTTCCTTTGTATGTATGACCTTCTTCGCATGCTTTCGGATAAATTTCAAGAACTTGACCATAAACAAAATTTATGCTATAATAAAGAAAAAGAAAGGGAAAGGGAATTATGGCGGAATTCAAGGAAGTAATGAAGCAATATAAACGTATGTGCAAATCTTATCCTGGTTGTGTTGACTGTCCCTTAGTAGAACTTGGATGGGATTGTCAACCTGATGCGCTAATCGAAGAAGAGGATTTTGATATTTGGGAAACAACCGTAATGGATTGGGCACGCAACCATCCTGAACCTAAACCTATAACTATACGAGATTTACTTTCGTATATCGCGAGACACATTGATTCTAATACTTGTTTTTCTGTTGACGCACTTCTTGATAAAGAAATTCCCGAGGAGCTTGTGGAAAAATTCAATCTTCGTGTAATTAAAGGAGAAAATTAATATGGAATTAAAAGATGCAGTAATTATCTATCATCATATTTGCGATACTTTTGTAGGTGACTGTTCTGGTTGTCCGTTTAGTGAGGCCGATATTAGTTGTAACCCCTTTGATCACTATGACTCTAACAACAAGCCAGATGAGGAAGAAATTACAGAGTGGGAACGCGTTGCCACCGAATGGTGGGAGCACAATAAGCCGATTTATCCTACCTTTAGTGAACTATTTGGTCACATTTTAAATGAAGCCAATGAACATTTTGATTGGCCTAGCAGTATTTGGGAACGCCTTAATAAACAAATCCCTGAACATATTGCAAAAGAATACAACATCGTACCTATTAACGAAGGTGGATTTGTTAAATATGAAAGAGGTGAGTGGCATCGTGGGTGTTAAGGAAATCGCGCAGCTAATCGTAAGCCGCGATAACATCTCTATTGAAGAAGCATATGAATCAATTCAACATTGCCAGACCGAACTTGATATGATTGTTTCCGCGGGCGGCAGCCTTGACGACGCGGAAGAATGCGTAGCTTTTTGGCTTGGCCTTGAGCCAGATTTCTTACCTGATTTATTGGATTGTTAATATGATTGATTTTAATTTACTAGAGCGCGCAATTTCCCGCTATCAACATGAGCCTTACTACTCTGATTATATGCCCGCAGAGCCAGAGGTTGATACTCTATTCGATAAATACTACTGTATAGAAATGACGGAAGATTTCTATGACAGCGAACCGGAAATTCCACGCGAATTAGAAAACGAGTGGGACTTTGAGAACCCAGAATGTATGAAAATTTGGGATCAACTTTGTAAAGACTACGAGCCGCGGCGTCTTTCTCTCAATAATTGGCAAGAACTTTATGTTGAAGGCAATTGGGGCCTAACGCAAGATGAAGTTAATAAAAATGCTAAGAAAATCTTGACTAAACGTAAGTATAAAGATAGAATCTTTGTTGCAAAATATGATGGCGACCTTTACTTCTATGTTTATGCGCGCGACCTACCTGAAATGCGAGACTATCAAATTATTCTAAGGCCGCGAAGCATTTGACATTTTCTTAAATTTATGTTATAAAGTAATCACAAGGAAGTGATTGCTTTGAATCAAACAGTTTTTATTATAGATACATATGACCCATTTTTCTCAAAGTTGATTTAGGATACAATTAGGTATAAATTTATAATAAATGAAAATTGGTTCGTAATACGCGAAGTTTCACTTGAGTGGGGCGCGCCAGTACTAGGCCCGCGCCCCGTAGAAGAAGAACATGAGCCAAATTTTCATTACTTTAATACACTAGAAGAAGCAAAGAATTTCGTGAAAAGGATAAAAAAAATAAATGATGGACTATAAAATGACTGGCCTTTCTGTACACTACCCCTCATATAGTTGGCGTTACTGGTTGCGCCATCCAATCAAATGGGTGAAAGATATTTGCGGCGACTTGCGGGCCGCCCATCAGCGTGCAAAGTATGGTTGGGCACCACGAGATACGTTCTCCTTTGATTGCTGGTTTATGGAAGTAGTCCCGCCAATGCTTCGTTACCTTGCTAACGATTCAGAGCAGCTTGGCGTTGATTATGGCCGCACACCCTTTGACACGCCTGAAAAGTGGTATGCTTTCATTCGCAGTCTCGCGGACCGCATTGAAAGTTGTAAAGAAGAAGAGCAAGATAAGCGTAATGAGTATTATGATGATTATATGCGCGAAATCACTTCTAACGGACAATTAACTTGGAACTATGATTCTGACGCGAACGATAATAATGATTTGCACGCGAAATACTTCGCGCGCTCTAAAGAACTTTGGGAAGAAGCACAGCACACTATTGAAGAAACATTATTAGAAATGGGCAAATATTTCTTTGCCCTATGGAGTTAAAAATGAAAGATACATATTGCGACTATTGTAACCCGCCCTATTCCACTTTTTATGTTAGCACAAATAACTATACGCCATCTGAAATTCTTGTTAGCTTTGATACAGAAGATGATACTTTCCTAAATATCGATATTTTTCATAATAATACATCTAGTGGCGAAAAGATTTATGATGGTGGCTTTTCCACCAAAATTAAGTATTGCCCTATTTGCGGCAGAAAGTTGAGCACGCGATGAAAGTGCTGTCACAGACGTTTTGCGGCTCTATTCTTGAATGTAAGGGATGCCACGCCATCCTAGCATATGAGCCCGCAGATATTTACCAAGATTGTTATATCTTTTGTCCTATATGTAAAGAAAAAAATATGGCCGCAATGAGTTTAAGTTACGATGGTTTGAAAGAAGAGCCAACTACTTGACTCTTTTTTTAAATTATAGTATAATTTTTATAGGAAGAGGAAAGGAGAGTTTTATGTATACTTTTAGTAAGCAAACGCGTGATAAGTTTCTGGAAGAAGTTGGCCTTGACCTTACATGCTTCTTTGACGAACTATGTTCGCGCAAAGTACAGGAAGCAATTATTGCTCTCACGGAAATTGAGTATGTACGTGGGCATAATGATGGGACGCAAGTTAGTAAAGATGATATTGACGCCCTTATGGAAGAGCAGTATAACCGTGGTTATGATGACGCAATGGAAGAATATACGACTTCGCGCGACCAGGCATACAACGAGGGTTTTGGCCAGGCGCTTCAAGAAGCACAGGACGCTATTCTACATATTGGGAGGGCGCGCTAATGTTGGTAATGATGCGTGAGAAATGGTATAAGAACGAGAAGAAGTTGCGCGCTGCACTACCAGATTTTCTTGTCGGGAGAGATTTTGCTCCTAAATATAAGGAGTTAGTCAAATTAGTATTTGATATTATTGTAAATAGCGATGAAGAAGAATTTTCAGACAATCGTTTACTAACGAATCGTATCACTCAAATTGATGATGGTGATTATCAAGACACATTACTTTTTATGATTCCGTTTGATACCTATCAACCCGCAGAATATGAATATCTGATGACCTATATTGGATATGGTTCTTGCAGTGGATGTGACGCCATGCAACATGCGTATTATTCACATGAGGATGAAGATATTGAAGGTAAAGTAGACGATATTATGAAGATTTGCCGCGATTTGGTTGTAAATACAATTCATCCTTTCGACAACGGATGGCGCGGCGCCGATTATAGATTTGTACAAGTTGATTGGAATAAGGAGGATAACTAATTATGTGTTCTAAAGCAAAGCATTTACAGCGTTCTCATTCTACTTATAAACGCCGTATGAACGCGGCTCGCTGGTATTGTAATTATAACATGACTAAAGAAGAACGTCTAGCTATGAAAACCTATTGGCAGATGCTGATGAACGGCGGCGCCAAGGCAGTTGCAGAAAGCGAGAGAAAGTAATGGATAAGAAAGAACTTACAATGGCGCTGAAGGATATGAGCGATGAAGAAATTCTCGCCCTTATTCGTGATGCGCGAAAGGAAGAAGAAACGATTCATACTGGATATGAACAGGCAAACGAATACTTTTATGGCGGTGTTGAAGGAGATTTACATAGAGATTCATGGTGCTCGGAATCTTTATATGGTTGTGCAAACTACTACTCTGATATCGAGGTCGCGCGTAATTGTATTCGCGCGGATACTCTAATGCGTAAACTTCGTCGTTTCGCCGCGGAACACGGCGGGTGTGCCGCGCCCAACGGCCCGACTGCCTGGTACATTACTTACTATTATCCAGATGAAGCATTTAAAGTAAAGTGTTGTGAATATGAAAGTGAGGAATTCACTCCTGGCATGATTCTTTTTGCAACTGAACAGGCGGCGCAGGATGCTATTGATAAATTTTCCGATGAACTTTATTGGTATTTCAATTTCTATGAACCAATGCCGTATGACTTTCAAATGTGAGAATGAAGGAAAATGATTGCACTCGAACGCGATATGCCGCGGCATTGTCTACATGATAATTGTCCGTGCATGCAAACTGTTACGGCAGAAGATGAACACGGACGAAAGGTAATGGCCCGCCTATGTATGGCACATGGCGGCGCTATCTTATATATATGCGATTTAACAGATAATCCGCCAGAAGATTGGATGGAATTTAAACGACCTAATTGGTGTCCCTGGATTGATATGGCAAAACCCTCATACGATAAAGAATTTGAACGCGAATGGCTTTCTAAACAGCAACGCGATTTGGAAGATGGTGATATGTTTGGATACTAAATACTATTGCCCGTCTTGCGGGCGTCAAATTGAATATTACTTTTATATTGCTGCTGGTGCGGCCTACAACTTAATCATCCAGAGTATAGTAATATAAAGGAAGAGGAGAAAACTTACTTTGATAAAGATGCTTACACATATAGTGGACAGGTGCCGCAGGTTTATTATCAATAAACTTGGCGGCGTCACGCGCGAAGAAGCAGTTGTAAATAATTATAGGGTTGAGCATGTAACCTATCCGACAATTAAGTTGGCGCGCGAACTGTATAGTATTATAGACGCGCAATATGCCGATGAAGAACTAAATTGTATAAAAAAAGAATTAGCAACCGACATTGGCGAAGCAATGTTAGATATGGGACTACTTAAATTTACATATGAACCTGACGAATGGGGTGTAAGAGTGCGGGCTGACCTCGAAGTAGTAGATAAACGGGATAAAAGTATTTGACTTTTATCCCAATTTAGTGTATAATAAATTATAAAGAAGAAAGGAAATTATGATATGCTTACGCGGGAACAACTATTTGATTATATTGATAAGAATTATAATTTCCATCTAATGGAATACCAGAAAACCGCGCTATGGGAATTTTATAAGAAGTGGATGACGAATAAGAATTTTGCTTTTGCCTATGGGCGCGGCAACGGGAAAATGTTTGTATATCAGATAATGAAGGAGCTTATAGCTTATGAACATCAGATGAAGGAAGAGTGAGGATTTTTTATATCTAAATATTCAAATATAGAGAAAAATTTTAGGCCAGAGAAGAAAACGTCATAGTTTCTCTCTAGCTTTATTACTAATTATATGGAGGTGATAGACGTGGATTATATTGAAATTCTACGGTGGCTATCAGATAAAGAAAATGGCGGTGGAGTCCAGTTAGTTACATTAGCGAAGTATTGTAATTGCCATTCCGCTTCTCTTGGTAACATTTTAAGGGGTAAATATCCACCTACTGATAAAATGCTAATTGCTATTGAACGAGGTCTAAAAACATATTTCAATGATATAAAAGAAAAGATGGGTGAATAAGTAATGAAGTTGTATCCTATTTTTATGCGCCGTGTGGCTTTTCGTCTTGAAATGCGCGGCTTCAAGGTTATAAAAATAGAAGAGAATAAAAGAAAGCCGCAGCATAATGTTTATTATTTTGAAGATACATTAGAATTACATAATGCGCTTTTTGAGGTTACGCGCAATAAAAATAAATAACCTTTTATTCCACTTTCAAACGAACAAATTATTTTACAGCGGAGTTGAATATTATGAATTATCAAAATCAAAAACAGATATTCATCAACAAAGGTGAAGTATCGCAATTATATAATAAAGAAGGAGAAGGAGAATTCCTTCATTCTCTTAGTTGGAATGAATTGTTACCAGTTCTAAACGAACTAAATGGCAATGAATTTAAAGTATGGATGTATTGTATGAAAATGACTGGTAAAGATAATTTTTATTACGCGCCCGCAGCATTGGTGAACAGTTTCAATATGAGCGAATCTACAGCACAACGAGCTTTCAAAAAATTAGAAGAACTGAAATATCTTACAAGAAATCAAAATAAAAATGGATATGATTTTCATCCTCGCGGCCCACGGACTTAATGTAGTCATTTTGAATACATTCATTTTGACTACATTCAGCGCGATAATTCTGATTTTCCTCAAAATGACTACATTCATCCAGTCATTTTGACTACATAGAAAAGTCATTTTGACTACATTCATTTTTCAAACCACCATTTTGGCTACATAAAAGTGTCATTTTGACTACAGTAATAAATATATAAATATATATTTATATAAATATATAATAAAAATATAAAATAAAAATATGGCGGCTCACGCCGCAAAAGGAATGAAAAATAATGAGCAACTTTATCTGTTTTATCGTCGGTTTCCTAGTCGCGCTAGCGTTTGACGCTTGGTATGAACATCTTCACCCTGATAATTGACATTTTCTCAAAATTAAAGTATAATAATTGTAGAAAGAAAGGAGAATTTTATGAAAAAGAATCCCGAACTCGCGGCCCGCCTTCAAAAAGTTTATGATGCCATCGAGGAAAATACATGTGAAACAAAGGACGGTTGGTGTGACGCTATGCGCGCCCTAAAAGATATTATTTATGAATTTGATTCTACTATGTTTCCTGAACCGGTTGATAGTATTAAAATTGAGCGCGTAACCTATTTTCCTGGTTGCGAACCTCCGAATGCGGATACGGAGCGCCGCTTCGCAATCTCAAAAACCACATCCTGTAAGCCCTATGAAGCAATAGATATACGCACGGGTGAGAAAAAGATTTATACTACTAACTCTTATGTAATTGCCAATCTTGAATGGAATGAAAAAGAAGGGGATTTCGATTTCGAGAGTGTTGGATTGCGTTGGATTGAGGCCGTGCCCAGTAAAGAAGTTTGTGATATGATTCTGAGGTTCTGTAATAAGATGGCAAAAGAATATGAAGAGGAAGATGGGTATGGAGATTAATCATAGATATATCGATTATTTCTTTGCTATTTATAATCTAGCAATTGTAATTTGTTGTATTTTCAATATTTTTCCAAGTATTGTTTTTTATCGTCTCATTCTTAGTTTCTCAGCGGCCGAACTTATGATGCGACGTTTTATGGAAGGTTTAGAGGGTAGAATTAGTTATGAATAATGCAATTCAAGATGTAAACATTAGTGCGCGCGAACTTTGCGAGAAACTTACAAAAGAACTTGGTCCTATGGAAACAGAGCGTGAACACCGTATCAATAGTATTATTATTGAAATGGCGCAATCACCAACCAAGAAGGTTCCATTTTTTCAATGTAAGTACTCACTAACTGGCACCTTCCATACTAACGATGATTATCAGATTATTCTTCCACTTGGTCTTAATATGGAAAACGTTTTTCCAGGACTAAGATGGAATGAGGATTATGAGCATTACAGGTTTAGTTTCAACACTAATAATTGTGACCACATTAGAACATTTCTTGAACTTCTAATGGTTTCATTTGTATTTGAGCCCGCGCAGCATAAATTAATCCCCCAGTTTTATGATTATATTAAAGATTTTTATAATACTTTTCTAGCAAAAGAGATGAACCCGCGCGATAAAAAATATGATATCGCTACTGAGTGGTGGGGCGATAGCGAATACGATGGAACAACTCTTGAATTAGTATGCCAAGGAGATAATTGGGGCTATGAATAAACAATTCCATTGGTTTGCGGATTTCGATGACCTTAGCACTGCTGTATTCAATGCAGATTCTGAACTTCGTATGGGATGCGTAGGTTGCGGCTTTATACGCACGCGGCGCCTTATTAGTGAAGGCCGCGACATTATTATTTCCGACCAATCACACTTTTCTCCCAAAATACAATTGATAAGGGTTATGACCTTTATATACATTGGCCAGATAGGCTTGTAGTAAAGGTCGCGCGCGAACTTACTGTTTGCGGCCGTTTTATTACAGAAAAACAAAATCTTGAAAAGTTGCTTCTCGCAGGAGAATTTGATATGGAGGTTTGGGGATGATAACTTTTTTCATCTTATTCATTCTATCTGTATTTATATGGATAATAGGTTGTGTTTTAACCGAGATAACTGTTATCTTTCTATATACTAGAAGTCTAATTCTTAAAGGAATCGAATATATTTATTACAAGATAAAAGGAAATAATAATGAAGATTGAAGAATACTTAGTAAAGCATTCAAACGATTCAGAATTAATGATTGGGCTAATCGCTCTTGCGCTTGTAGACGGTTGGAACCGCAAATATGACCCAGAACACGCGGATAAACTCAATAGAATACTTAAATGTTATTTATCCGCGCGTGACGCTCAAATTGAACTTGCGGAATCGCTTTGTACAAGTAAAGAAGGTGATAAATGCAAAGCAAATTATGGCGCACCTTGTGCTTATCAATGTATTGCTAAGCATCCAAGAGCCTGCACTTATGTACTCTAGGAGTTGTGAAAGTATATGAATACCCGTGTAATTACTCTTGAACACATTATTCCATTTGCGAAAGACGAAGAACACACTTGTATGTGCGGCGATGGCGATTTTTGGGGCGAAACGCGTTGCCATTATTTAGCATATAGAACTCGCACTCATGGTCGCTGCGCGCAAGCGGAACAGAATCTACCAAAATGCACACTTTTTGATAAGTGGCTTGAATATGATGGTGTTCGTCCCGCGAAATGTAGTGAATGTTGGGAGAAATGTACAAAATGAAAATTATTTTGTATATTATTCTTTTATCTTTATTTTTTAGCCACTTGAAGAAGTTATTTTGAAGTATTGGATTGAGCAAGGAGATGAACTATACGAATGGTTACAAAAAAAGTTGAAATAACCTATTGGCCTGATACCTTTGAAGATTTTGTGAAAGAATATGGAACAGGTATGGCGCCGCATATGCTTGAAGATTACCTTATCTTCCAGGCGGTTGAACACTATTTTCCTATAAAAGAATGTAGGACATGTAAATGTTATAGCGGATATAAGAATAGAGGTTCTTGTAGCAATAATATTATTGAAAATAGTTGGGATGGAACAGTATGTTCACATTTCGGTTGCGTAGATTGGAGGGCACGCGAATGACATTGAAAGAAATTAAGATGGGCGAAGAACTAAATTATCATTTTCTCGATAGAATTGATTTTACGCCATACTTTGAATACTGTGTAACTGTGGCAGAAGTATGTCAAGAAACCCTTGCGCGCAAGCCAATTCCAACTAGTGAAATGCCGCCAGAACTTCAAGGTTACTATTTTAATTTTTTAAGTGAAGATGACATTACACAATATCTCAAAAAGCGTTATGGAGATAGATGGGATTTTACAGAGCATGTTGAAGTTGAATATTACATTACGAGGAAGTCAAAATCTTGACTTCTTTTTTAATTTCTGGTATAATATTTATAGAAAAGGAAAGGAGCCGCGCCATGAAAATCAGTAAGTTCTTTGAAAATATTTATGATGAAGTTGTCGGCACATTCAATATTTACAGAAATGCGCGGCGAAATGCCGAAATCGTTTGGCAGGTTCAACACGCAGTAAGATGTATGGATGTAACAATTGCCCATCTTGAAGGGCGCGCGGAATTACAGCCGGAAGCCAATTATATAGTAAAATTGAGCAAACACTATCGTGAAGATATCCAGAAAGCTTTGGAAAGGAAGTTACTGTGATTATGGAATTGTTGAATTTCTTGAATGAACATGAAAACTGGGAAGAAATTCTTACTAACGCGCCTTACTATCTTATCGTAAAGCATGATGGCCCTTATGTCCTTTTGGAATATCAGCAGTTTGCTTCTGACATGGCTAACATTCTTTGCCAGCAGGCCCGCGGTTCTATTTTCCGCCAGAATTATGAAGGTAAGTGGATTGCGATTAGCGTGGGGATGTTCAAATTCTTTAACTATGGCCAAATCGAGGCCGCGGAAATTGATTGGGCCTCTGCTGTTGTATCTACTAAGGTAGATGGTTCTAATATCCGCTTGGCTTATGACCATATTGCCGGACAGTGGCTTCTGAGCACTACGGGTACTATCCGCGCTAACAATGTACAACTTGGTTCCAATCGTACCTTTTATTCCGAATTTGTACGTCTAATTGGCGGCGAAAATAAATTCGCGGCCCTTTGTGCTTCTCTGTCCAAGCAATATACTTATTATTTTGAAATGGTTTCTTATTTCAATAAAATCGTCGTGCGATACGGAGAGGAAGCCATTTACTATATTGGTTGCCGCGATATGATTACCTTTAATGAGCGGCCTATGGCCGATATGCCCGCTGTAATGAAAGAATACGGAATTCGCGCTATCCCTACTTATTTTCTTTCTTCCATAGATGAATGTATTGCCGCGGCCGAAGCGCTTGGCGAGAATAATGAAGGTTTCGTTGTGACGGATACTCACTTCAATCGTCTCAAAGTAAAGACGCCTTGGTATATTGCTATGCATCATATGCGTGGCGGCGGCGTTCTTACCGTTCGTCGCGTTATCGAACTTTGGACTACTGACCTTCTTGATGACTTCGTGGGCAATTTCCCTGAATATCAGGAGTTCGTTCAGACCGTTATGGATAAAGTTGTTGATGTAATTGAAAAGTATGATGTAGCCTATAACATGGCGATGAAGATGTGCGATGGCCTATCTCGTAAGGAAGCAGCCCAGAAAATCAACGAAATTTTTACTTCTCGTGGAGCCGCGTATATTTTCGCGCGCATGAACGGTAAAGTACAGAATGCCGCAATGTATGTATTCAATAATGCAAAGCGTTCCTATCGTAAGTTTGGAGACTATATCGCCGCGCAACTTGATACTACTGAGTACGGTGTGGAGGAAGAAGTATGATTGATGCAAAAGAAGCGTTAAGATTAATGCCATCTGTACAAAGAAGAATACAACGTCAAGAAGACAGATTAAGAGAAATCTCTGGACTAATCGCCGAGGCGGCGCGAGCGGATAAAAGTAGCATTACTATATTAGTATATGATTATGAAGAATACTATATATTTGAAATTTTAAAAGAACAAGGATTTCAAGTAAATAAAATACCAGATACATTACAATTTAATAATGATGAATATAGATTTGAATGTCTTATTTCATGGAGGTAAAATGAGCTATCTTGATGTTACATGCCCAAAATGCGGGCAAAGTTATTATAGCATAAATTATACAACCTCAACCCTAATGTTCTGCCCGACAATTGTTAAGGACGGACAGGTAGTTAGTAGTAATCCAAACTATACTACCTATAATTGCCAATGTATTGCGTGTGGCGCGCGTTTTAATGTGACGGAACATAATGACAGGGTTGAAAATGTTGAAGTAATTGAAGGATTTGCGCCTGCTTCTGAGTTGCCGTATGAAACGTTGAACATAACTGCCGGTGAAGCAAATACTTGGGCATCTGAAAACGTAAAACTATGGGCTAAGGCCGCGGAAGAATCCTATCAAGAAAGAATTTCCGATATAAAGCAAGAAATTGCTAATCTTGAATTTGAATTAAATAATAATTCTATTAAAACTAGTGAGCTTCCTATGGAGTGTATGTGCAATGGACAATACCCTGTAGACTAATGAAATATTAACAAATACAATGAATAAAATTGAGCAAGAATGCGATATTAAAAATGCCGCATTCTTACTTTCACTTATACTAATGTATATAGACCCTGAGACTTGGACAGTAGACAAGTCTTTCTTAACTCGTCTTTATCGCGCGATTGATATTGTGGAGAAAGATGAAAAATTGCGTGAACTATTTGGTAAGAAGGTTGATGATAATGGGAAGAAATAATTATTTTAGTGCTCTCGACGCTAAAAATGCCGCGGATAAGGCGGTACGAGAAGCAATTGACTCACAAAAGCAGCGTGTATTTGGCGAAATTATGCAACATGCGAAGAATAAACAATATAATTTTAAATTCTATCCTAGTACCTATGAAGGATGCTTATACCCGGAAGTATATAACATGCTAAAACAGTATGGCTATGGCGTTGTATGTCCCGATGATGGCGGCAAGTGCTGGGAAATTTCTTGGGACTCTAACAGTACGCCCGTAAGAGGCCCCAAGTATTGACTTTTATTTAAAATTATAGTATAATAAATTATAAAGAAGAAAGGGGCCAATAATTATGAATTGGTGTGATAGGTATGGTCACTCGCTACAATATGGGGACTATGTTGAAGATTTGAATAAGCGCTATATTGGTCAAATCGTACATGGCAGTATCAATGACGCGCCGATGTTACGAATTATCAAGAAGTTCAACTATCGCACTATGCAATATGAAAATGTTGGTAATGGCGCGGCGAGCGCTTGTTATGAGCGTGAGTTTCTTCCTTCTCGCAGCGCGCAGCAAAGATTTTACTGGTTAGTAAGTAACACCCTTGATTATATTGAGCTTATCCAGCATGGTGAAAGAAACCGGAGGATTAAGAGCCTATGATTACTCGTGAATATAAAGAGACCGATTGGGTCTTGCTAGAAGATGGCGATTTCCATGTATGGGGTTGCCGCGAATGTTGGCGGAAACTTTCTGGAAAATGGGAAGCGCCAGATTATAAATACTGTCCCTATTGTGGGGCGGAAAGGGCTCACAAGGATGAAGAAAAAGGTTGATTTGTCCAAGGATATTGAATTTGATGAATATGTATTCATTGCTAATGTTTTGAACGCAATGTCTACTACTACACAGCAGGCAATTGATTCCGCCGTTAGAAAGAAGGAATGGGATAAGTGGCGGCGCTTTACCAAGTATAAGGAAAAGTGCGATAAATTGGAACAAAAAATTAGGACGGGGCTTGAAAGATGATTGCGCAATATTTAAAAAAGAACGGCTATTGGTACTGCTCTCATTGTTTAATGCGCGCCCAAGGAGAATTCCAACCATTTTGCCACTTTTGCGAAGCGACTATGAGTAATGTCGAGGATGTTCTAATTCAAGAATATAAAGACTTGATTTCTTCTCAAAATTATGATATAATGAATTATAAAGAAGAAAGGAAAGAAAATTTGAATGAAAGAACGGTTCTTTGAAGAAGCGAAGAAGGAGAGCCGATCGTCGGACTATCATGGAGCGCATCTCGGTGCTGTCGCAGTATATAAGGATAAATTTATACTGGCGCGCGCCCATAATACTTCAAAGACTAACACTACGCAATACTTTTATAATCGTTATCGTGCTGACGAGAAAAGCGATATAATGGAGAAGCCAGCGCGTTCTCACTGCGAAACGAATTTGTGGCGGAAAATCCGCTACCTTGATGTGGATATGGCAGATATTGTAGTTTATATCTACCGTGAATTAAAAGACGGCACTCCCGCAGAAAGTTCCCCATGCCCTAGCTGTGAGCGTCTTTTGCGAGATGCGGGAATCAGAACTGTATGTCATACAGTTTATGGCGGATACGTTGAAGAAAAATTTTATAAAAAATTTAATACAAAATAAAATTTTGAAACAAAATACAATGAATCAGACCTAATGAACTCACTTATTCTATGGAGGTGAGTAGAATATGACTACTCTTGAAAAACTAATTTTTTGTAAAGAACACGGAATTTCCCTTACTTATATTGCTAATAAAACAGAATTAGCTCCCGCGACAATTACAAGGTGGATTCGCGGCGAGAAGGGAATGACTGAAAAAAATCAGCGTCATATTGAAATCACCTTACAAAATTTAGCCAAAGAAATTTGGGAAAAGATAGGTGAGGAACATGATAGGAATTTATAAAATTGAAAATCTTATAAACGGTAAAAAATATATTGGACAGAGTGTCAATATACTTGAAAGATGGGGTGACCATAAAAGAATAAACGAAAGGCCACTAGAAAAAGTAAAATAGACATATCCACTATATAGAGCCTTTAAAAAATATGGATTAGAAAATTTTTCTTTTGAAGTGATTGAAGAATGTAGTAAAGAAGAATTAAATTCACGTGAACGCTATTGGATAGCAAATTATCATACTTATATTAAAGACCCACAAGGACCAGGATATAACTTAACTTTGGGCGGTGGCGGTATTCAAACCACTACAAATGAAGAAATTCAAAATTTTATTGAATTATGGAATCAAGGTTTAAGTGTTGGAGAAATTAGTTTAATTGTTGAACGTAATAATCATTGCATTATTAATTATTTAAAAGAATTTTGCCCTACATATACTGTAGAAGAAGGTTCTCGTAGAGGTTCTGCGTTAAGCGGCCTGAAGCACACAAAAGCAGTAATTCAATATGATTTATTAGGAAATATAATTAAAAAATATGATTCTATAAAAGAAGCAGAAAATGAAACTTCAATTAATAGAACTATAATTATAAATAACGCAAAACATAAAACGACGACATGTCATGGATACTTTTTCTTTTATGCAAATGATGATTTAGAAGAAGCTTTAAAAATTCAGTATTCTCTGCCAAAATTTGAAACGCCTGTAATTCAATTTGATGAAAATGATAATGTTATTGCTTGTTTTAAGAGCGCAAAAATCGCCGCTAAAAGTTTTAAGAAAGCAACTGGACAAGCAATTAGTTCATGTTGTAAAAAAGAAACTAAATCAGCATATGGTTATAAATGGAAATTTTTAGAGTATGAAGATATTGACAAATATAAATTAAGAGAAATTGGAATTAAAGGTGAAGATGATATTTTAAAATGTTATTTTTGTGAAGAAAAAGAACGAAAATTTGCAGAAGTTTTTTATAGTTATAGTTGTTCTAATGAACAGAAAAGTCCAGAATATTTTAATTTATATTATTGTCCAGTTTGTGGGAAGAAAATATTAGATAGGAAGAATATAATATGAAAGAAAGTAAATGGATATTTAATTTTTGGAACTTTCCAAAATGCGCTTCCTGCGGAGTGGTCGCGCGCTCAGAAGAAGCAACCCCGTATTGTGCTTACTGCGGTGCGTATATGGTGAACTATCGTGAACAGCCGTGCGAATGTTGGCATGAAGGTAATGTTTGTTGGGGCACGGAAGAACGTGAGGAATGTACTTGCGGCGGCGATATGCGTAAATGTGATTTTTATGAAGAAGTAAGAGAAAGAGGAAGAATAATAAATGGCTAAGTTATTTAACGTATTTCTTGAAAATGAATACGGAGATAATGATTATCTTGGAAGTTATAAGGCAAAGACAATGAGTGAAGCCGTGCGGGCTGCCATTAATGAAAATGATTTAGACCCGCGCCTATATGATAAAAAAACCAACACATATGATGGGCGCGCGATTGTAGGAGAAGAATAATATGTGGAATGTCATTGGAATATTTTGGGTAATCGGTAGCATTATATCTATTCCATTTATAATGATTTACATGGATGAAAAAATCTGTGGTTTTGATATTTTATATAAACATATTGATGAATTTCTAAAATTTTGTGTTGCTCCGCAAGTAATAATCTATTCTATTCTTGCAGATAAACTTCGTTTTAGTGGTATTGTTATTTGTGAAATTGTTGTGAGTATTTTCTTTTTTTTTCCAAATTGTGTTTTGTTTGCCTTTATGTGTATTACTAAATTATTACAGTTGTTGTGGCACTTATTCGTAAAAGTTTTTGGTAAGAAAGAAAAGGAAGAATAATGGAAATTAAGTATTTAGTTTTAATGCTAATCGCAATGCTCTTTATGCACGTTTGGGATGACTTTGGCCGCCAAGGCATTATGGCGCAAATGAAGCAACAGTCTTGGTGGAAAGAACATGCGCCCGCGTATGTATATCATAACGACTATATTATGGCTTTACTCGCGCACGCTTTTAGTTGGTCAGTTTTTATAATGATTCCGGTAGCTATTCCTGCGTTTTATTATGATAACCATTATTTGCTTGATATTATGATTCCGCTTCTAATTTTTAACACTATTTGCCATGCTTTTATTGATGATATGAAGTGTAATCAGCATAAGATAAATTTGGTATATGACCAAATTGCGCATATCGCGCAAATTCTATTGACTTGGGCAGTCGGTGTGGCGTTTCTATAATGAAAGGAGTAATATATGAAAATCAATGACTATCTAAACATGTATAATGTGAAGTACGAAGGTTGGGAAGGTAATAAGGTGCGGCCGCGCGTTAAGTGCTGCGATGGCTATACTGTAAGCGTACAGGCGGGCTATGGATGTTATTCATATCCTGAGCGCTATTCTACTTATTTCCAGGAAGTAGAGCTTGGCTATCCTTCCATGGAAGATGAAGAGCTAATTTCATACGCGGAAAATCCTGATAATCTTCTTGGTAGTGTCTACGGGCACGTTCCAGTCGAACTAGTAGATTTTATTCTAAATAAGCATGGCGGCATTGTCGGCTCAGATTTTAGTAATGTAAATAGAAAGGATTGGGAGTAAGAATATGGAAATTAACATTAAGATGGACAAGTGTAGGTTCTTCGTAGATGAAGAAAAGCGAACTGTAGTTTGCGTAATTGAGAATACTCGTAACTTGGTATATAACTTTTTCAATCTAAGCCATTGGTTGGATGATATTGATCCTTCTAGTCATGTAATGATTAGTCCACGCCAGGAACTTAGTAAACATATGACTCTGCCTGACCGCTTTACTGGCAAGGCCGTGTGCGCGCCTGAAGATGAATGGAATGAAGAGGTTGGCCGCCTGATTGCATTTGATCGCGCGAAGGAAAAGTTGGCAACTAGCTTCTTTAAGCGGGCGCAGGAGTATGTAACCGAGATTGACGTCGCTTTTAATAACATGGTTACTCGCGTAAATGAATATGGCGCGCGACTTGAAAATGGTATGAAGCGGCGACGTGAACATATTAAGCGTCTTGCGCCTGACTATGAGGTTTCAAATGAAAATCAAAGTGTAGATAACGCTTGATGAAAATATTTAGTATTTTCATTGCAAGAAGAACGATATTGTTGAAGTCGATTTTGAAGATTATGTCGCAGCGGTAGTTGGTTCAGAGATTGGTAAACAATCCTTGAACGCGTGTAAGGCGCAAGCTATCGCCGCGCGCACTTATGCCGTTTTTAATGGCGTTTTAGATGGTAAGGTAATCTCTGATTCCTACAAAGTCGCGCAAGCATTTCGCGCGAAACGTATGTCTTTTGATGTATGTAAACAGGCCGTCATGGAAACCCGAGGAATGGTACTTTACTATAACAATAAGCCTATTAATGCTGTATATTCAAATTCAAATGGCGGGCGCACTGTATCCGCAAAGACTAAGTGGGGAAGCGTGAAAGCGTACCTAGTCGAACAAGATGATCCATGGGATAAGGCTTTTGGCGCGAAGAAGGATGGTCATGGTGTTGGTATGAGTCAATGCGGTGCACGTTGGGCCGCAGAACATGGCGCGGATTATATTGATATACTTAAATTTTATTATCCAAATACTATTATTAAAATAAATTATGGAAAAGACAACGGATTAGTAACAATCAAACAATTGATTGAAGAAATCTTAGAAAGTCTAAAATGACTTTCTTTTTGTATTAACTTTTATTTTATTTTGTGATAAAAAATATAATAGAAAAGATCAAGAAGTTATACTTAAATATAGAATACTATGCTTAAGCATAGAGGAGATTGATTAAATGCCTATTGAATTAAGCAGAGCTAAAGTAAAGTTTATAGATGCAGAGGGTAATTCTGCGCAAATTAACACTATGGTCTTAGAATCGTTAGAAGATATTTAGTAATTGGCGGAAGAATCTATTGCTAATATTAATGCTGCAAAAGCTTCTTCTTTAGGAGATATATCAGATGCGACAACGCAGGCGATTAATGCTCTTGATAACGCGATAGGAGAAATACCACTAGAAGATGCGGATGATTTAAGGTACACAATTGCAGAGAATGCAACTTCTCCTACAACCAAAGCTTATGCTGTTGTAGAATATTTTTATTATGAATTAACCGATGATAATAAAAGTGATTTATGCCGTGTGACCCAGGCTATTGCTTCTGGTGATACTATTTATAAAACTGGGGCAAATAAAAATTGTGAAAGTGTTACTAAAGGTATAGCTAATGTGGTAAATGAAGAGATTGCTGATGTAAAGAGCGCTTTATTTTCCACCAGAATAAACAAAGGCAGACTAGCAAATGGAACTAATCTTAACATAATTTTTGATAATGCTGTCTATTTACTTGGCTCCCAAGACACCGCTCAATATGTGAACGCTCCGGCTGATTTAAGTGGAGCATCTTTTCTCACCGTTAAACAAACGAGTACCATTGCGTTGCAGACCATCGAAGTCTTGAGCGGTGACAGAAAAACGCGCTACACGGATGATAGCGGCGCAATCTGGAGTAACTGGGTATAAAATAATACTTTAAGTCAGTATAATATATTCAATATATCCATTTAAGACATTTAAAGAGGGCCATAGATCCCTCTTTAAATGTTAATTTCCAAAAAAATTTTTTAAACGAAAAAATTTTTTATATAATTCTCCCCAAGCACTCCTACATATCATATGAAGGCAAGGAGGTTAATTCAATGCAAAAATTAACAATCTACCGTCATTTTCTCACTAATTCCGATTGTTACAAATCCTGTATTCTCCAAATCCCAAAAGGCATTCAGGTCCATAGCACAGGAGCAAATAATCCATATCTTCACCGCTATGTTGGCCCCGACGATGGCCTTTTAGGCGCGAATAAATACAACAATACCCACAACATTCCCGGTGGTGATGTTTGCGCGAATGCCTACATCGGCAAACTTCAAGATGGTACTCCCGCAATCTACCAAACTCTCCCGTGGAACATACGCTGCTGGTTAAGCGCGAGCGGGCCAAATGGTAACGCCAATAAGTTGGGATATATTGGATTTGAAATCTGTGAGGATAATCTTAAAGATAAAACTTACTTTATGAACGTAGTTATGGGACTTTCAGTTAAACTAGCCGCATACCTATGTAAAACATATAATATCCCCCTAACCAACGTCCTTGACCATTCAGAACTTTATAAAAAAGGTATCGGTAGCAACCACTCCGATATAACTGAATGGCTTAAAAAATTCAATCTCAATATGGATATGTACCGCAAAGCAGTTGAGGTTGCAATGAAAGAGGGCGTTGAAGTGGAATATATTGACACTGTTCGTTTGGAGGAAAAGAAATCTATGTATGAAGCAAAAGTCATCGCGGCCCAAGGCAACACAGTAAATATGCGCTCTGTTATGAACACCGCATCCAATAATACAATTATTGCCAAAGTACCTCTCGGCACTATCGTCGAAGTACTTGAAGAGCCTTCTTCTACTTGGCGCCGCATTAAATATGATGGCAAAGTTGGATATATGATGACTCAATTCTTAGAAAAAATTGAGCAACTACAAGATACCAGCAAGGACGATATTCGCAAGTTAAAAACAAAACTTGAAGAGGCCCTAGAAATTGTCAATAACCTTCTCAATACTTGACAATTTGCAAAATTTATGATATCCTAAAGAAAAAAGAGAGGAATATATGAAGAACTACGAAAAGGAATTTGAAGAAACCGCAGAAGTTGGTTGCGGATTTTGTTGGGATAAGAGGAGACAAAAGAACAAGGAACTTTTCTTCCTTGACGCCGCGAACAATATGCGTGTTTGTACTTTTTGTCCTTCTTGTGGACGTTATTTGGAGGACGATGTAAATGAGCCAACAAACTTATCTTAACAATATAGCAACTAATCCAGTAGGATTCAATTTTGGCAACTAGCCTCAAATGCAATATTTTAATCAAAATAATTACGGGCCGCGCTATGAAGTAATTCAAGTAAACGGTGAAGGCGGCGTTGATGCTTTCCAAATGGGCCCTAATAGCAGCGTTTTACTTTTAGATAAAACCGCTCCAATCGTTTGGTTAGTTCAAAGTGATGGCGCTGGCTATAAGGTAAAAACTCCATATGATATTAGCCCGCATCAGGCAATACCGCCAGTAGATGTGAATTCCTTAGAGCAGAGACTCTCTAAATTGGAGGAAATCGTAAATGCAAAGTATCAATCCGATGATAAGCCAGTTAAATCAAAGAAGTCTAAGCCAAATGTCCAATAGCCCACAGATGCAGCAGATTAAAAATTTAATGAATGCTGTTCGCGCGGCGAAAGACCCTCAATTTGCTTTTAATTAGCTTATGACTAATAATCCTAGATTATAGCAAGCCATGTTACTCGTCCAAACAATGGGCGGGAATCCTGAGCAAGCCTTTTATACTTATGCAAAACAAATGGGCGTTGATCCAAATGAAGTTTTAAATACTATTAAGAGCCTATAATAAGGCTCTTTTTTTTATTTGAAATAAAATCGTACCAAGGCGATTTTATTATATAATAAATTTTAAGTGAGGTGTCTTGCCATGAATGAAAATGGTTTAAGTGCTTCTGATGTGGCTCTACTCGCCGGTAACAACAACGGCGGTTGGGGCGAGAATGGAGGTTGGGGTAGCATGATTTGGTTATTCGCTATTCTTGCTCTAATGGGTGGCGGCTTCGGCGGTGGCTGGGGCGGCAATAACAGTTTTGCCAATGCTATTGGTTATGAGAATCTAGCTACTTCTAATGAAGTACAGCGTGGTTTTGACAATCAGAACCAGATGGCTAACTAGCGCGATATTCTAGCTGCTGTAAACGCCGGCACCGCGCAGGCTGTTGCTGCGACCAATCAGGCCAAGTATGACAATATTAACGTTGCAAAGGATATTCAGGCGGCTCTAACTGCTCAAATCAGTGAAGCGCGTATGGGTCTACAGGCACTACAGGCTTCTCAGCAACAGTGTTGCTGTGATATCCGTGCTGCCATCGCCGAGAACAATTATAATAACGCCATGAATACTGCGGCTATCAATGCCAATACTTCTGCTGGCGTACAGAAGATTCTAGATGCCATTACTGGTAATCAGATTCAGGATCTCCGCGATCAGGTTGGTCAACTACAGCTAGCTAATCAGCTACAGGGCGTAGTTCGTTATCCTCAAGGTTGGACTTATAATGCTGGCACCAATCCTTTCTGCGCTGGCAATGGCAACTGCGGTTGCAACATGTAATTTTAAACACCGAACACATTTAGTGTGTCTAGTTTAATATTAGTGGCACACACCATAGGTGTGTGCCTCTTTTTTTATTATGGAGGTAATTATATATGGTACAATATTATTCTGACGGCGTTACTGTCGCCGCTGGCGGCTTCTTTCCTCTAAATAATGCTGCTTATTCTAAAGGTTGTACTGCCACTCATGGCGCGCCTGCGACCATTGAACTAAATAAGAGAGGCGTCTATTGTGTAGATGTTGATTCTTTTGCTACACTTGAAGCCGCGGGTGACTTCAGCATTCAGCTTTTCCGCAATGGTGTTGCTCAGGCTCAAGCCGTAAACACCACCACTGTCGCTGCGGGTGAAATCGGTTCCACCCATTTCTCTACTTTTGTAGTTGTTCCAGAGAATAACTGTCAATGTAGTTGCACTTCTGCTCCTGTAACCATTCAAGTTGCCAATGCTAGTGAAGTAGAGGTAAGCGACGCGCATGTTAATGTAACACTAACTAAAATTTGCTAATAAAGGAGGGAGTTGTTATGGCACAAGCAAGTCAAGAACTACAACAGCTCTACTCTGAGCTAATCGATAGAATGAAACAAGGAGTCGAAATGCATGAACAGCTTGCAGACTACTATGGCTTTCTAAATCTGCCCGGCTATCAGAAATGCCATGAATATCAAATGCTTTGCGAACTTTTAACTTATCGTAAAGCCAAAGATGCCTATATGAAGGAATATAATCAGTTGGTTCCTATTAGTAATATGATGAATGGCATGGCTAATATGGCCGCGAATAACGGAATGAATAATATGAATAATAACGGTAATAATGGTAATTACAATTATCGTGAAGTTATTCCCCAGACTTGGTATAAATATACTCGCTATGATGTTGATAGCGGCACCAAGCGTACTGCGGTTAAGGATGGATTCAAGAAGTGGGTTGACTATGAGAAGGATACCAAGCAGTTCCTTACTAATATGGTTCAGCGCCTTGAACAGCAAAACGACCGCGAATCCGCGCGCAAACTTGATTATCTAATTGACCATGTTCAAAAGGAAATTGAAACCGCGGAAGAGAAAATGATGGCGCTTGAGAATTCTGGCTATGATATGAATTATATTCTACAGCAGCAAGAGCCTTTAAAGATGAAGTACGCGGATAAAATTCGCAAACTTAATATGAAAGAAGACCAGTTCCGTCGTCGTGGTATGGGCAATTATGCCAATTATAATGACCATGAAGACGATGATGATGAATTTATGTATCATTATCCTTGGTATGATAATTATCGCAGAGATAGGATGCGTTAAATGAGGTGATATAAATGATTAGACTAATTCAACGGCGTCTAATCATTCCTCGCGGTGATACTGGCTCTTTTAGTATTCCAACTTTGGGCACAGTATAGGAAGGAGATATTGCTGTATTTTCAATATATGATCCCCTTACCCATAAAACTGCTTTTGAGAAAATTTTTGCAGCAACCTCGGACACCTTAACTATATCATTAGTTCATTAGGATACTGTAAAATTAATTCCAAAAAAATATTTATGGGATATTAAAATATACAATAGCCCACAATATGACGAAGATGGCCTGCTAGTAGGTGGTGAAGAAATAAATTCCTACTATGCAGGCTATTCTTTGCCTATTTGTGAGATTCGAGAGGTCGCAGAAAATGTGCCGAGAACGTCATAGAACGCGTGACAGGCTTCTTGAATACGATCCATCAATAATTATTCCTACGCCCCACACCGCGGGGTTAAGAATGATTTATCCTTGGGAAAATTTTCCGCTATCTATTCTCTCAGAACAAATATTAATGTTAGCAAAAAAGCACGGTTATAGTGGTTCAAGCTCAGAATTTTGGGAGCGCTTTTCTAATGGATCTTTAGTTATAGGAACAATAAATACTTTTCCGCAGCATGGAAATGAATTTAGTCTTTATTTAGATAAAGAAACTGATATTCTTTATTGTTATAAAATTATTAAAAATAAAGATATTGATGAATCTTTAATCGCTAAAATAGGTGCGGCAATTGTAGGAACTTCTATAATAAGTCCTGAAGACTCTTATATTTATTTATACGTGCCTATAAAAGCAATAAATATACTTGAAAATTAAATTATTAAAGTGGGCGGGAAGCCCACTTATTTTTATAAATAAGGAGGATAAAACCGTGACAAATATGATTAAAAAGGGTAGCCAAGATAATATGGCCACCTATGAACATGTGTGTGATACAGCCGCGGATTTAGCCAATATTAATCCAGAATATATTACCTTAGGTTCTACCGCACTCGTGTTGCTTGGAGAACATGGTGTTGAATTATATATGGCAACAAGTACTAAACAATGGATCTTACTTGAATAATAAGGGGGATAATTAAAATGGTAGATGCTATTGACGTATTTTTAGCTAAAAAATTATCCACTCAAGGCTCTGTTGAAACTTTGGCAAAAGAAGCGCGCGAGGCCGTAGAACAAGCAGAAGAAATTATAAATAATATTTCAAATATTACAGAATAGACACAGGAAAATAATGAAATCGCGGCAGAAAGTGCTTCTTAGGCAACATAGGCGCTAGAAGATGCTTCTCAATTATTACAAGATGCAAGTGATGCTTTAGCACGAATTGGTGAAGCCACTGTTATTGCATTTGATGATGAACTAGATAAATTAATTTTTTCTTTAAATGCGGTTGCATCACAAGAAGAAAATTTTATTAGTAATAATTTAACCATTACTTACCCAAGTTTAGCAGTTAGAAATATTGAAGGCTTGGTAAAATATTATACCAATTATGGGCAGAATGAAGATGGCACGATGACGCAAAAAGCGATTACAAATTATGTAGAAGAAAAAGTTGCGGGAAGCGGTTCTACTATTAATTTTGGTATAGACAATAAGGGAAAAATTGTTATAATTGGAAGCGATGGTAACATAGTTTCTGGGACTGTAACAGAAAAAGAAATTTTAGACGCTTTGATAAAATCTGATTCTTATGATATTGAAGGAGCTCTTGGCCTAGAAATTGATTATGAAAATAGATTATTTACTAGAGTTCAAGATGCCGCGACCTATTCTATAGGCAATGATTTTTCAATATATTCAATGTACGGAGGCCGCATCCGTTGTAATGTCGCCGATAATGGTAATATTTTGGCTTTCTATGGTGATTCTAATTATAAAGAAGATGGAAGTAATGGACAGGTAATGGTTTATTAGCCTAAATTTTATTATGCCCGTATTCCTACAAAATTAACAGCTATTAAATTTGGTAAAGCAATAAGAAAAGAAACCATAATTATTTCCGCTACAGAGAAACCCGGTTTTAAAATTCATCCCGCATTTATTAATGAAAACGGAGAAGAAGTAGAATATATATTACTTTCTGCTTTTAATGGTAATGTATTTGATGCTTCTGAATCTGCTTATGATTCAGAAGATAATCTTATTATTGATTTCGATAATGATAAATTATCTTCAATAAGTAACGTAAAACCCGTAAGCGGTGTAAAAAATCAATTATCTTCTATTAACGCAGAAAAACTAGCAAAAAATCGTGGTACTGGTTGGCATATTACTAATATGAAAGTACAAAGCGCGGAACAAATGCTAGAATTAATTGAATTTGGAACTCTAAATACTCAAAGCGCGATTGAAAATGGGATAACAAATATTTCTGGAAATACATTTAGTAATTGTTCTTCTTTAACTGGCTCCGCTCCGATTAATGGTATAGCTCAATCTACTATAAATGAAATTAATGGCATGACTACTGAATATACCACCAACGGTATGAGAGCTCTTTCTTATCGTGGTGTAGAAAATCCCTGGGGTAATATTTGGAATTTTATTGGCGATGTATTAATTTCTGGTAACGGAAATACTGAAGGCGGTATTCCGTATATTTGTAAAAATTTTAATTATTCTGGAAACATTACTTCCGATTATGAAAGTATTGGTTTTTGTATCCCGGGTGAACATGATTGGATTTCTGCAATGGGATATGGCAATGAAGATTATGATTGGGTATTTATGCCAGCAGAAGTAAGTAATGCTAATAGTGCCATTCCGGTTGGCGATTGCATTTGGGCCGCTCCTAATTTAAATGCTATTAATGCTGTATTGTCTGGTGGCTATTGGAATAGTGGGCTTGAAGCCGGATCGTTTTATTATAGTTGTGATAGAGAAATTACTCATTCTTCAAGAAATTTTGGCGCGCGATTAATTTTTATTCCGCAAAAAAATTCTATTTATGAAACAAATTTAAGCGCTTGGAACAGAAAGTTTGGAGGATAATATTATGAAAAATTTTGGGAAAGTGCGTTCTAGTTATGAACCGAAAAAAATTACAATCTCCGCTTCATAGGTTTTTATTGCTTCCAATATTATACCATATTCTGAATTAAAAGACGAATACAATGAAAAAGGATACGAATATGATTATGTTGTATACAATAAAGATGAATATATAGAATTATTAAGCGAATAGAGCGAGCAGTTATAGAGTGAGTTATTAGATACCTAGTCCGCGCTATGTGATGTCTATGAATTATTAAACGACGGAGGTATTTGATATGGCCAAGATTTATTTTAATTTAATTATACATAAACGTAAAACCATTGAAGATGTACCTCAAGAACTTAGACTCGCGGTTGAACAATTGCTTGAAGAGTATTATAAAAAGCATGGAGAATAAGATATATAAAAATATTAATTTTTATATTATAGAAATAAAAATCGTGAACAATAAGTATTTGACTTTTATTTAAAATTCTGCTATAATATATATAGAAAATAGATAAAGAGCTATTTTCTACATATTAACCTTTTACATAGGGAGGTAATGGTTAGCATGGTAGGCATATACAAGGTAACTAATATGGTCAATAATAAAATATATATTGGCAAATCAAAAGATATCTAGCGAAGATGGCGAGAACATCACACGGAGCCGTTTAATACTAATTGTAGAGCATATGATGTAATTTTTTACCGCGCAATTAGAAAATATGGCATTGATAATTTTAAATTTGAAATAATCGAAGAATGTTCCGAAGCGGAACTAAATGAACGAGAAAAATATTGGATAAAGTTTTATAATACTTGTATTAAAGATGATAATGGCAGTGGATATAACATGACGGAAGGCGGAGAAAACACTAGTCAAGAATTAAAGTATGATATTGAACTAATTCAAAAATTATGGCTAGAAGGGAAAACTCAACAAGAAATATTATAGATTACTCACTATAGTCATAATGTTTTAACTCGTTATTTAGACTATCTAGAAATTGATGTTAATGAACGCCGTCGAAGAGGAAGTTTATATAAAGCGAAATCAGTTCATCAATATAATTTAAATGGTACTTATATACAATCGTTTTCTTCAGTTAGTGAAGCAGCACGAGCATTATAGCAAGATGGTATAAAAGCAAGTACCAGTAGTATTAGCTATGCTTGTAATGGCAAATTACAGAGCGCATATGGGTATCTTTGGAGTTATGTTAAAAAAGATATGCTAGAAAAAAAGATACGTCATACAAAAGTTAATTAGTATAGTTTAGATGGAAAATATATTAAAACTTATAATACTTTGACGGAAGCGGCGAAAGAAAATAATATTAACAATATTAGTAGTATTATCAATGTATGTACTGGTAAGCGTAAAACCACTGGCGGATATATCTGGAAATATCACAATAATTTATTAGATAATCCATATCAGAATGTGAGCCCAGTATTAAAAAATGCCCAATAGAAAAATATTAAAGAATCTAATAAAAGAAAAGCAGTAGACCAATTTGATATTACGGGTAATTATATTTCAACATATCAAAATATGAAGCTTGCCGCAGAAGCCGTTAACCTAAAAAATTATAATAATATTTGGAAGGCTTGTAACGGCGAATAGAAAACGGCGGGCGGATATATTTGGAGATATAGTATAAATGAACATAAGGAGGTTCAAGAGTAATATGGCAGTTAAATTTTTCTCAGATCGTACAAATTCGTACTACAACAGTTTAGAAGAAGCTACCCGCGCTGAATTTGAAGCAAAGGAAAAAGAGAATTTGGCTAAAATTCAAAAGGAGCGCGAAAACGCCGCTTTAAAAGAAAAGAAAGAAAAGGAAGCGGCGGAAAGAAAAGCTATGGCTGAACAAGTTGAAAAGGCACGAAAAGATTTGCTAAATGCTCAAAAAACTTATCGAGATGCCCTATCTGCTTTTGTTGATAAGTACCATACTTATCACTATAGCACTTCTAACCCGAATGAAATTCCAACGCTATTTGATGTCTTTGAAAAAATTCTCCCATGGTAATATGACGGCTTAGGACTGAGCCGTAAAAATCAGTCCGCTTTTATGCCCTAGTAGCTCAGCTGTACAGAGCACGTGCCTTCTAAGCACGGTGTCGAAGGTTAGAATCCTTCCTGGGGTGCCACTCCCAACACAATACGCGAAGCCCCGCACATTCGCGGGAAACTTAGAGTTATGTTGGCTAACTTGAAATCCTGTATCTAATCTAGATGGGTATAGGTCGTATGGCTAGTATATTATATCTGATTGAATATAATATGCGTGATTCGCGCGAGTAATTGCCGGCGCCTGCTTGCCCGTGAGACAGTCCGGAATGTTGCAAGCAATTCAATTCGTATGCGGCAACGAAACGTAAATTGGTTGAGGGTGTGCGCCTACCATGAGTGGCCGTTTAGAGTAGTTTTCCGAGAAAACTGCCCGTACTACAACACGATATGTGTATGCGGTCGCGGCACCTAAGTTTTTCGCCGCACGAGTTAGGGTTACGCGAGCCCGATACTCATTATATTCGCATTGGTCGGATTTGACGAGAAGATTTTATTGATGGACTCCCAATCTTGAAATAAAAACTTATAGAAAATGAAAATCAATGCGAATATTTTTCTTGACTTTTTTCTGAAATTTTGATATAATATTTATAGAAAGAGAGGGAAAAGCTAATGGAAGATATGTCTGAACTTTACGGTCTAATTGTACAGCTTCGGGAACTTTCTTGTAAGAAGGACGCCCTAATTGACGAACTAATGGACACCTGCAAGAAGCTACAAGCGGAAAATGAAAGACTCCATGAACTTGTAGAATGGCTTCGCGGAAAGGGCGCAGGACCTCAATAATAAATATTTGACTTTTAGAAAAATTTCTGGTATAGTAAATATACAAAGAGGGAAGGAAGTGATTCTTGTGAAAGACTATCTGGATGACTTTGTATGTGGACCCGCAATCGAGGAATTGGAAGAAGAATTTGAGGCTTGGCAGCTTCTGATGCAGGAAGAGAATGTCAGATATTTGACTTTAAGCGAAAATTGTGATATAATTTATATGTAAGATATATCCCATTAGCTCAACTGAATAGAGTGCGTGACTACGGATCACGATATGAGGGTTTAAGTCCTTCATGGGATACCATATGGCAGTTTGGTGTAGTGGAAAGCATGCTCACTTGTCGTGAGTGGGAGGGCGAGGTTCGATTCCTTGAACTGGCAATTAGTAAAGCTCTCACGTGAGCCGCGGCGTCATGAACCGCGGGAATGCTAGGTTCCCAATTACCTAGCAATAAATTAAACAAAATTGGGGCGCCGCAGATAGCATTAGTATGCCACCTGGCCTCATAAGTCAGGCTCAGAAGGAGCGTAACCTTCATCTGCGTCCAAGGTCATCAGGCGACCTTATAAATCCTGCGGCTTTGACCATATTCACGAAATGAAGATGGCAACTGTTATCGAAGTACAAGATAATAGAATACTGCAATATTTTCCCTCAATTTACGGGGAGTGCTTTTCCGGCAGTATAATATCAGGGATAGGCTTAAATTGTAAATAATGGTGCCCAAATGGCCATGCGGGTGTGATGTCCGCACGGGAACAGCTGTCCTGGTAAAGGCAAGAATGGGGTAAATGGAGTTTAAAGAACAGCCAAGTCCAAACAGTAAGGACATAAAAGAAAAAATGTGAGTTTCCGTCATACTTAGAATTGATGGTGCGCTACACTTCGGAAATGGGAAGTGGGGATGGACGAAGACCAGATTGAGATAGACATACAAACAAGGAGCGAAAGCAGACTCGAATGTATGTAGGCCACCTCGAAAGTCACGGCTGAAAAACGGGATGGAAGGAAACGAGTTCTCTTGTCCTTACCCAGGTTAAAACCTCGGAAAAGCGATTAATAGTAGTCGCACCCGTCACATAGTTGTAGGCTAAAATGCGACCGCTGTAAACGGCTAGGGTGAAAGCTAACCCTTAACAATGAGTGCAGGAACAGCATTCTGACGCAGTATTGTACAAAGGTAGAGAGAAGAACGAGGTCCGAGAGGATAACCTGCAACGCTTCCTACGAAGTCTCAGTATTGAGAATACCAAGAATAACAAAAGTTATCGCTTCGTGGCGCCGTGAATAGTAGCGGCTTGTACCCCAGTATACGCGTCTGGGTTATCAAAACGTGCTTATGGGGCATTGGCGCAATTGGTAGCGCACCTGCTTTGCAAGCAGGATGTTGCAAGTTCAAGTCTTGTATGTTCCACCATGCTCGTTAGCAAAAACGAGGATAATATCCATGCGCGGTTGGCTGACCTTAAAGCTATGAATTTGGTTCCATAGTTCAGTTGGCTAGGACACTGCCCTGTCACGGCAGAAACATGGGATCATACCCCATTGGAATCGCCAACGTCTTAGACGTGACTTCGCAACTGAAAACGTATCAGCCAAATCCACAAATATTGCGGTGAGTTTTGTCGGTTCTCAGCAAAAATCCGGCTCCACGCGGCGACCAGCAAGCGATGCTTGCGCGAGAGACCTGCTGCGGCATAAGGAGACGTCCCCGCAGATGGTATAGTTTTGAGTACTATTCGTCGCACCAGCCTGAGCAAATGTGGAAAGTCGTATGTGCGGTTAGCTGACCTTAAAGCTAATTCATTTTATAAAATGAGGTATACCCATATGAATGATGTAAGACTAAAGATTCTACCCCCATGGAGCATTGTAATCAAAAAGCTAGAAGCTCTATTTGATGGCGACCCTCTAATCGCTTTCAATACCGACTTTAGTGGCGAGCATCCCTCTGTCGTGCTAGCTTGTGGTAATGGTGATAAGGTTACTGCGCTACAGCAAATTCTCCCTAAGGAGATTGAATTTGGTAATGTAAAACTAAATGTTGTAGTTGATGGTACTCCTTCTAACCGCGCTTTTACTAGCAAGGTTGAGCTATTTGATACCGCTTTCAAAGGTAATCCAGCCTATGCGTATTCTGTATGTCCTGCTGAGGAAGGTTATCAATGGATTGGAACTACATATGTAGTATTTAATAACTGTGTTGTACAATTTGCCGCGGATAATCTAAACGATTGCCATGGTGTTATTAGCACCCTATATCAGACTATTGCTGAGGAACTTCTGACTGGCCCCGCAACTAATGGTGTATTCTACAATACTAACGTGGAACGCGCGGGTCTTGGCAAGGACCCCGAACAATGGCTAAAGTAATATTTGACTTTTAGTAAAAATTCTGATATAATTAATATGTAAGGTCGGGCTGACGGCCAATACATTTCCGCTATCTTTAAAGATATAGTAAAGCTATCCCGTGCGGGGCAAGATAGCATCAGCCAACATTACAGTAAACAAAAACACGTATTGTCCCGCCACGCCTCTGAACCTTAAGTTCATGCGCAACCCGGCGGGCCCTGGGAGATTCGCCAAGCGGTTTGGCAAGTGGCTGGTCTGATACCAAAGAGATTTAGTAAGAGCAAGCCTTACATCAGGCGCAATTAACCACTCCAGACAGGTTCGACCCCTGTATCTCCCTCCATTTCGTCCATTAGCACAGTTGGTTAGCGCGCGATCCTGATAAGATCGAGGTCTGTGGTCCAAATCCACAATGGACGACCATGTCAGTATAGGCGAATGGTAAGCCGCAACCCGTCAAGGTTGAAGTACAAGTTCGATTCTTGTTGCTGACCGCGGCTTGATACACCGCGTTACGTATCCGTTTGCCGACTCCGTTATTAGTCGGGCGCATGTGGTATTGGTATATCGGTTGTGCCTCGGCCTTCCAAGCCGAAGAGGCGGGTCCGACTCCCGCATATCACTCCATTGCTCTGGAATATTTATTGCAGATATGAAAGAGCTTTATTTACAGGCCGGTGTGGCAGAAGTTGGCATATGCATCTGACTTAAAATCAGACGCCCGTTTGGGATTGGAGGTCCGAGTCCTCTCACCGGCACCACTTGTCCTCATAACAGAATTGGCATATGTATTCGGCTCAAACCCGAAGTTTTGAAGGTTCGACTCCTTCTGAGGACACCAGCAGCGTTGCGAACAAGAGCACAAGGTTAAATATTTAGTGGCGGAATATGTAGACGCTATGATCGGTACAGGTAGTTCTGGACAGCGGTTCGAGACCGCCTCGGTGCGTATCGTAAGATATAGTTGGCGAAGTAGCCATGTGCGCAGAGGTTCTGGCAGGCAATAATCCAGGATATGTTTGGTGAAAATCCAGACCTAAATATTTGACTTCCTTTAAAATTTATGATATAATAAATACATAAAGAGGAAAGGAAAGGAAATTATGGGCTATTATACTTGCTACTCTATGGAAGCGCGTAATATTAAGGATCGGGCAAAATTTGATGACTTGATTGCTGCGCTCAAAGCACGAGAAGTTGTCATTGACTATGACAATGAAAAATCCTTTGGTATTTTCGATAATTATTCCTTTGATACTTTTTATAATATCGCTTCTTTTGAATCTTACGACGAACATAAATGGTATGATCATGACAAGGATATGATTAAAATTTCTGCAATGTTTCCCGATATAGTTTTTTGCCTTCACGGCGAAGGTGAGGAACACGATGATCTATGGAATGCTTACTATTCTAATGGTAAATCAGAAACCTGCCGCGCGCGAATTGTTTATGATGATCCAAAAACCATAAAGTGGTAAGTTAATATTTGACTTTTCCCAAAATTCATGATATAATAAATATGTAAGAAAGGCGAACAAAACGCTTTTCTCATTACCTATGATCCTGGTGTAGAGCGCATAGCTAGCGTGCCAGGGATACTTGAACAACAGCGATACATATTGTTGGGATACTTACAATATGCCGCCGCGAGATCAGTAATGATTAGCGATAGGGAGAAACTCCTAATGTTAAGAGTATGCGCTCTTTTGTAATCGTCAATAAATGTATCATTCCTCTTGGCATCATAATAGAAAGCTATGTGAAGAGCATAGCCGAATCCAAGTTAGGTTATAGGTTGGTCGCCTATAATAAACCTTGGAAACACCACAAGATGCTGCCTGTCGTTGAAAGCGAGAAATCGCATATAAAAGAGGTTTGGAGTACTGGTAGGGTAAATCGACAGCAATTTCAAGATATGTATTTCTTACAAATTTTTAAGAAATTGCTGAAAAGCCAACCTTGCAGTTGTCAGTAGACAGCCTGACCGCGGCCCTCGGAGCTTGGCTCGAGGCAAAGAAGCACGGAATTGCTACCCGCTGCTCAGCCTTTGCTTCCCGCGTGACAGAATATATTGGAAGATTAAAAGAGTAGGATGAAGGTCCCAAAGATAATGAGAAAAGCGCTTTGCGCTCTGGAATAACGGACAAGGCTTAGGCGCATGATAATAAAAGAGGAAGTCGCTCGAAAGAGATTGGTCATACCTCTTTTATTAAACAGGGCGGTGGGACGCGAGTGGTTATTCTGATTAAAGACTTGCCGCAGCCTCTACAATAATAAGTATGCTTACCGCGGGAGCCGCCTTACGGGCGAAAACCGGTCCTTAAAAACTTGCGCAATCGCGCGATGAGGAGTAAGTAAGGTTATACCTCCAATATAACGCGACCTAAATGGCGCGTATATATAATACTGAAAACATGTAAGCATCATCGAATAAGGTGATGAATACTAGTTCTTACAATGTGATTAGGCGTAGGCAATCGCGAAAAGAAGCCATGTTTATATTAAGGGGCCATGAAGGTTATTTGGCTTAATACTCGACCACCGTAGGATCGTAACCTGGAACAAAGCCTTAATGTAAATGTGTTATAGGGGTGTGATGTAATGGCAACATGCGGGGCTCTAAACTCCGGGCTTTTGAGGCGAAATATCAAGGTTCGAATCCTTGCACCCCCGCCATAGCCGATGTACTAGCGTATAAACGGTTTCTATAGACGTTACCAGACAGATGGTAGCGTCTATTGTTTTAAAAAAGGAGTGAAATTTATTATGCGTAAAATTTTAAGTGTATTACTTGTATTTATAATGTTATTTTCTACTGCTTTCGCCGCGGCGCCCTCTCCTACTACTGCAATGCTAATTCATTCTAATCCTGCATGTGAATATGTTCTTGCAGATCAACTTGAAAATTGGGATGAAATCGCAGCGAATACCTTTGAAAATGAAGACTTCATGAATACTTTAAAAGAACATTACTTTAATCCTGATTATTCATATTTTTTGGATGAATTTTTAATGATTGAAGTGCTGCCATATAATGATTACGTTGTCTGGCATTTCGTAGAGCAATATGAGCGTGAAGCGCGCATTTATGCGGTACTTGTAAATATGGATTATGAAATTTATAGTGTGCTAGTCGGCGATCCCTTATTAGATGGTACAGTCCTATTTGATTTTAATCCAATTGAAGGCGGCACTTATTATATGCTAGTATTCTCTGATATTTGACTTTATTTGAAAATTATATTATAATATTATTGTAAAAAGGAAATCGCATGAGGTAAAAGTACGATCAAAAAAATAGCCTACATTTCCTTCTTGGCTCCATAAGGTCGATAAATGAATGGATTATCGAGGGGAATGGTCTTACTTGGAGAATCGGGAGGGTAAGTGCGATTTCTATATGCGCCCGTAACATAACGGAAGTGTTGTAGACTTTTAATCTATAAGTGCAGTTTCGACTACTGCCGGGCGCACCATTGAGGTAGCATTGGAGTCATGACCAGTGAGAATAAGGCGCTCCTACGCCGGCTCTTTAATAATTATCATAGGAGTGATAAATATGAAAATAAATGGTTATCCAATAATTTACAATCCAACTAGCAAACATGCGAATAGAGACGGATATATGTATGAGCATACATATGTTGCGGAATAGATGCTAGGAAGAGAATTAAAAGATTCAGAAGTTGTTCACCATCGAGATAAAAATAGAGATAATAATTCTCCCGACAATCTTATTGTTTTTAATTCTAAATCAGACCACACATCTTTTCATCGCCATAATTGTGATGAATCTTTATTGCAATTATTAGATGATGGAAGTTATACTGTTAATTATTTAAAAAGTACAATTTGCCCATATTGCGGAAATGAAAAAGATAAACACGCACAAATGTGTATTAACTGTAGAAATTTTAAAAAGTCTCAAGAAACCGCGATGGGATTAGTTACAAGAGAAGAATTAAAAAATTTAATTCGTTATTTTTCTTTTGTTGAAATAGGAAGAAAATATAATATTACAGATAATGCGGTAAGAAAATATTGTGATAAATATAAGCTTCCTAGGACTAAAAAACAAATAAACTCATATTCACAAGAAGAGTGGGATAAAATTTAAGCGTGCGAATGCACGCTATATCGAGGAGTGGGCTAAAGGTGAGCCGCCGCATTTGGGATGCGGACAACAAGTGAGTTCGATTCTCACCTCTTCGACCAGGCAGTCGGGAAGCCATGTTACCCGTATCACGTGCTACGGTAACGATGGTGAAACAAAGCGCGAAATACCGATAGGAAACTGCCACCACTTATGCCATCGTAGCTCAATAGGCAGAGCAATCGCCTTGTAAGCGATAGGTTGCAGATTCGATTTCTGCCGGTGGCTCCACTACTAACAATGAGGGTGCTTATGACTATTGAAGAAAAATATGCTTTATATCAGCGTATTAGTGAATATCTTGAAAGGCCGGAAATTCAGAAGAAGGTTGCTGAAATTTTTACGGAAAAACTATTACATGGTATGGCGGATATAAAAGATATTGAATTAGGAGAAAAACATGAGTTTAAAGCCAATTCGTAATCATCCTACAGAACAACCACCTATTTACGAGATTGTAATGGTACAACATTGTGACAATGTTGATAAATATGAATGCCCAGATTTAGGGATAGTCGAGACTGTTGGTTATTATTATGAGTATGAAACCGCAGTTCGCGCGCTTCATGAAAATTGGGCTGATATTCAAGATTGCTGTTTTCGCGCGGCCTTTATTGAAATGAAGTATCCTGGGTTATATCCAGATGTAGCTCCTGAACAAAGACAATTTTTTCGTTGGGATAACGAACTCGAAGGGTTCTTTGAAGCAGAAGAACCAAAATTTATGGAACATTTTGGAGGCCCGTAATGAAAATTTATACCTCCTATTGGGCGCAAGTAAAAAATTTTCCACCAAATCTTATCGCGCTTTCGACAGTAGTATGGGAGCCCAAATGGTATAAAGTAGGCGGTAAGGATAAAAATGGCGTAATTAGTATTCGATGTAACCCATTTCGTCCTGGTAAAGAATGTGATGGACTTTGTAATGGAAAATGCAATCCACGGCGGCCCGAGACATGTGAATTTTTACAGACATATCGCAAACAGCTTGATAGACTTGATGTAAAGCAGGTACTTCAACGCTTGACAGAGCTTGCAGCCGCCGTCAAATTAGATGAAGGATTCGATGATGTAGACTTCGCGTTTGTAGTCTTTGAAAAGTATGATAATCCATGTAGTGAACGTTGGCCTATTCGGGCGTGGTTTAGAGAGAATGGAGTTGAAATTGAAGAATGGCATCCATAGAACATAACAAAGAACTAATTGAAAAATATCCGTGGCTTCTTCCGCGCAATCGTTGGACGGGCGAAGTAATAGAAGATTATGATTATTCATTTACTGAACTTGATGATATGCCCGATGGGTGGCGTATTGCGTTTGGAGAACAGTTTTGTGCCGATATTCAGCACGAACTCGATAAATTGAAGCCAGAAACCGCTGCTGATTTTCGTGTTCTTCAAACAAAAGAAAAATTTGGACAGCTCAGATTTTATACAAATTGGGTCACGGAAGGTATTGATGAAGTAATTCGTCGATATGAAAATCTAAGTGAACGTACCTGCATTAAATGCGGCGCGCCCGCCACTAAAATTACTACTGGATGGATTAGCCCATTTTGCGATAAATGCGCTGAAGTATATCATGGAAATGTAATTGATATAAATGAGTTTTACAATGATGACGAATTTTAATAAAGAATATATTGTAGCTAATTTATTAGATCTATCAGAAATTTTGCCTTAGAATGGCGATATAGCTTTTTGTAATGGTAAATTATATGTTTTTAATAAACCTTATTGGACAGAGTTAACACAGAATAAAATTTTACCTTTAACCCAACCGAAAGTAAGTCCTAAGCAACATTCTTTTATAACAAATTATATGTAAATTATATTTGACTTACTTTTAAATTTATGCTATAATTTTTATAGAAAACGAAAGGGGAATTAATTATGGACAAAAATGAAAATGTTTCTACTCTTGAATTTGAATTTTATCCCCATTGCGATGGCTATCATGACATTGATTTGCGCTTTGGCATAAATCCAGATATTACTTTGGAAGAATTCCGTGACCTATGTAAGCGATTTGCCTTAGCAATGGGATTCGCAGAAAGTGGCGTTGAAGAAGTATTTGGAGAATAATGCTGGGAATAAGTTCCAGCACATGGGGCATTGGTGTATTGGTATGAGCGCATCTGTCTTATACACAGAAAGGGAAGGTCCGATTCCTTCATGCCCTACCATTTATCTCTTTTCAGTATTTCCTTTCTCAAAAAGAAGTCAATCAAAAGATTGACTTCTTTTCAATTTTATGATATAATTTATATGTAAGAAAGAAAGGAGAACCATTATGGGATTGTTTAGTAGAAAGAAAAAGAAAGAATTACCTATCGAACCGAAAGTTCCCGCGGCTCCTCCTGAATGTAAACATAAATGGAAAGACTTTGATTGGTATGTTGAATGGAGTTACAATCCTGTCTATAATAACGGAGTACGAGAAACCTACGGCGAACTTGATATAAAAGTTATTGAAAGTTATCTGTGTTTATGGTGTCATGAACGCCATGATAAAATTCTTCGCAGCATACCTTTCGACAGCATAGATGAAAAAGAAGCAAAAGAACGTTTTGATAGTATCTGTAAAGATCCTCATGTGCGTCCGCGCGAACAAATTGAAGATGAAATTGCAGATATGGAACATAGCATTGATAGAGAATATCTTTCTATTGTTGAAACCATGTATCCAAAACATTTAGGGAGCGTAACTACAAGATGAGAATTTACGACTTTCTTACTGATGAAGTAAAACCCCTTGATATTGAATTTAAACAAATTGGCGGCCATCCGTCAATTGAGGAGAGTTATTATGAGTACAAAAACACAGACCTCGACACAGACTACTGCCGCGCCCGCGTCTTCAACAACTATTTCGAGTAAATAGTATGGATGGATTTGTCCTATCTGCGGTGCAGTTATGGGCCCGCTAGAAAGGACTTGTATAAATAGACATGATATGTGGCAGCGTCCTCCTTATTATGACCCCTGGTATCCTTGGTATCCATATTGGTATCATGTAACTTGCGGATCGGACAGTATAACAACATCCGATACTTCAATAAATGTAAATACTTGTACCACTGGAAAAGGCGATGCCTCAACATACACAACAACCACATGGAGTTAATATTTGACTTCTAATAAAAATTATAGTATAATAAATATGTAAGAAAGAGAGAAAGGAATGATTTTTATGCGTAAAACTTCTCCGCGTATTGTGTTTTCTTCCTCTTGGAGTCGTGTTCGTCAAGCACTTGAAGATGACGAATGGCAGATTATGGCGCGTTACATCTAAATTGCGGCCAATATCCACGCGCCACCGCATCTATCACCATCAAAGTAGGTCGGCCGCCGAAATGTGGGATAGAGCCGTACACACTTCAGCATGATTATACGGCATATAAAAAAGAATGCTGTTATAGGAGAGATTGCTTGATTGGCTTCCTCACTCCGTATAAAAAAATTAAAGATGTCGTCAATCCGTATCGAACAGGAGCAGAACCTGAAAAGCGAAAGAGGAAAAACATGCCACGGTAGATTAGTCCAACTACCGCGTAGGACTACCATTTTGAAAGGAAATAGATAATATGTATCATTATATTGTTGAATTTTGGGATAGCGAAGAACAGCGAGTGGTTCATGAATCTGGTCTTGTCGGCGCGGCTAGTTATGGTGAAGCCGCTGAACGGCTAACTAAATACTATGGCAGTATTCGTCTTACTTCCATGGAGTTAGTTGAATGGGAAAACATCCTATGCGAAGAGGAAATCCTTGATGGTTTCTCCCATGAAGTGGAGGAAGATTGATATGGGACATGTTCGCGCGCAGCTAAAAATTATGAGTAATCAGGACGCGGTTCAACTAGTTAGTATCCTAAACAGTGATGGAACCGCGGATAAATATGTAATTGAAGATTATGAAGGTAATCATCGTGTTAGCGCTCGCTCGCTTCTTGGCGTAATGTATATGGGAATGGAGCATACCGAAGATATGTTTCTCGTGAATATGACCAACGATGGTAAGTTTCCAAGCGTTATTGACCAATTTAGACCTACGGGTTCGTTTGACTAATTTATAGGTGATTTTATGGCAAATGCTATTGTAGATAATTTTTCTAAAGACGAATTAGAATAGATTGTAAAAAGTTCTTTTTCACTTGCTGAAGTAATAGATAAGTTAGGTTATACTACTCATCATGGGAATAATAATAAGACAGTAAAAAATCGCATTGAAAAATACGGCATTTCTGTTGAGCATTTTACATCGAATATTAACCAAGAGAAAAGGAATTTTGACAATATATTTTGTGAAGGGTCTACAGCATCATAGCAAACTTTAAGAAGATGGTATTTAAAAAATGAATATAGTGAATATAAATGCGCGATTTGTAATAATCCGCCCTTATGGTGCAATAAACCATTAACTTTAATTTTAGACCATATAAATGGAATAAATAATGACAATCGCTTAGAAAATCTACGATGGGTCTGCCCTAATTGTAATTAGCAATTGGGTACAACTGGCTTTAAAATTATGCGAACAGAGAATAAAAACAAAAAAGAGTATCTCTGCACGAAATGCGGTGAAAAAATTTCTCGTCAAAACAAATCTGGTATGTGCCAAAAATGTTATGTGGAAAGTATAAAAAATGAAAATATTCCTAGTAGAGAAGAATTAAAGAATCTTATTCGCAACACACCATTTACCACAATAGGAAAAACTTTTAATGTTTCTGATAGAACTATAATTAGATGGTGTTCTAAATATAATTTGCCGGAAAGAAAGAAAGATATCAATAGTTATAGTGATGAAGAATGGGAGAAAATTTAAACTCCCTATTGAGGATTCGTATAACGGTAATTACATCGAGCTTTGACCTCGATAATTGTGGTCCAACTCCACAATCCTCAGCCATTTGCCCTGCACGCTTAGCTCCGGGACGCCGGATGATGCGGACCAAGCAGGGATTTTATTTGACTTTAGAATAAAATTATAGTATAATTTATATATAAAGAGAAAGGAGAAGCAGCTATGGAACGATTTGAACTTGATAAAATTCTTTATAATAAGAAGCTTAGCCCCGAAACCAAGGTGTATCGAATCGCGCGACTTCTCCATGAAAACAACGAATTGCATACAGACCTGTGGTATGCAATTCTTGACATGAAGGATAAGTATATTGAAATTATAATGAAAGAAAAGGATGATTGATATGCCTCGTCTTTTTATAATGTGCGGTTTGCCTGCAAGTGGGAAAAGCACCTTCGCCCAGCAATTTATCAAGAACAATGACATTCGCTATGTTTCTCGTGATGAAATTCGTTTTTCCATGATAAAAAAAGATGAAGAATATTTTTCTCATGAAAAGGAAGTTTTTCGTAAATTCGCCGGTGCTGTCGCTCAAACGTTGATTGACGGCTTTGATGTAATTGCTGACGCAACGCATTTGAATCGCATTTCACGTGATAAACTTATTCGCGCGATTGACCATTATACTACGGAATACACTATTACTTATATTGTATTGGAAACTTCTCTTGAAACTTGTATGAAACGCAATGCTCTTCGTGAAGGGCGGGCTCGTGTTCCTGATTCTGTTATGAAAAGCATGGCAGAAAATTGGGAAGATATTACCATTAGTGAAAAATCTTATGACCGCTATGATGGAACCCTGTATTTAAACGGAGTAATGTAACTCTATAAAACTTTTTTTCTGGAAATTTTTATCCGTTTTTCCAGGTAATGAAAACACTTATTCTATGACGGGGTGAGAATATGACAGTAAAAGAAAAATTATCTTTTTGTGTTGAGCATGGAATGGCGATAAAATATATTGCTGAGCGAATGGGAGTTGATCCATCTACACTCGGCAAATGGCTTCGCGGCCAAAAAGGAATTACACATAAGAATGAAGATTTACTTGAAATCACTCTTAAAAAAATCATTGAAGAAATGTTTAATGCATTGGAGGAATAAAAATGTTCACAGTATATAAAATTACAAATTAGATAAACAATAAATGCTATATTGGGTCATCTACTAGAGTAGAAAAACGATGGAAAGAACATCGTAATGCTGCTTTTAATCCAAATAGTCATCATTATAATTATCCTTTATATGCCGCTTTTAGAAAATACGGTATAGAAAATTTTACTTTTGAAGTTATAAAAGATGATTTTTCTTCGTTAGAAGAAATGAGTTAGTATGAACATGATATGATTATATATTATAACAGTTATAAAAATGGTTATAACCAAACATTAATGACCGATAGAACAAATTTAGCAAAAGAAAATACATCAAAATATATTCAACAAATTAGTTAGAGATGTGCAAAAATAGATATATATAATAATATTCTTGAAATATATTCATCATATCATGAAGCGGCTAGAAAAAATGGCTTCGATGGAGATTATAGAGCTACAACTATTCGTAAGGTATGTAAAGGCGAAATAAATCATTTTCACGATATGATTTTTAGAGATTTAGATTAGGATGGTTCAATTATTGAAAAGCCAATAAAACATAATTATGGGAAAAAACCCTTAGTAAGAATTGATTTATCTGGTGAAGAAGATGATTATTATTACGATTCTATATCAGAAGCAGCAAAAGATTTAACTAATGGTTGCAGGAGACAGATCTAGCTTCATTTACAAGGCTCTCTTAGATATTCAACTATACAAGGATATTTACTAAGAGAATTAGATATTTATGGAAATATAATTGAAAATAATATAAAAATAGAAGATAAAATAAAAGAATATAATAGAACCAACCCCTGTATAAATGGTGAAAGGCATACTATTAAAGATTGGTGTTAGATTTATAATATTTCTAGCACTAGTTATTACAATAGAATAAAACATGGATATGATCCTATTCAAGCATTAATAACTCCAAAAAGAAGGTGATAAATAATGAGTGAGAGCTTTTTTACTAGTGATCTTCACTTTTGTTAGCCATAATAAAGGATTTCTCTATGAGCCGCGCGGCTTTACCTCTATTGAGGAAATGAATAAAGCGATTGTTGAGCGGTGGAACGAAGTTGTAAAAAAAGACGATATTATTTATAATCTTGGTGATTTTGCCATGTCTGATATACAACTTTCTATTCCATATATAAAAGCACTGAATGGTAATATTAAATGGATTCTCGGCAACCATGATAGTGAAAAGAAGGTTAGCGCCATTTGTGAAGCAAATCCAAATATCCAGGTAATTGGATGGGCAGAAATGCTAAAATACGAGAAAAAATATTTTTATCTTTCTCATTTTCCAACCCTTACAAGTAATGCTGATGATTCACACCTTTGGCATCGAGTTATAAATCTACATGGACACACACATCAGAAAACTAATTTTCTTTATCCTGACAATCCTTTTATTTATCATGTAGGCGTTGATAGCCACAATTGCTATCCAGTAAATATTGAAGAAGTAATTGCTGATATAAAAAATAGATATTTTGAAATTTCACATCTAGGTATTGAGCGGCGCCCGCTTTATGATTTTGAGAATTAGATTTAAAAATCTAACTCTTGATTTTTTTATAAATTTTTGGTATAATAAAGTATAAAGAAAAGGAGGTCCGCTTATGTTCCCTAGACTTCATTTTTCATTAGAACGTTGGAAAAAGAATAAGAAATATGATGTTTATGTAAGTAATTATGGTAACATTCGCTCTTGTAAAAATCATGAGCCACTAGAGCAGCGTCTTGATGGAAAAGGATATAGCATTGTTTTTACTAAAAACGGAACTGTTCCCGTTCATCGTCTTGTCGGTGAAACTTGGCTCCAAAAAACAAAAGAAGATGGTACAACCATAGACCATATTGATAATAACAAGCGTAATAATAGTGTTAAAAATTTACGATGGCTTTCACCAGAATTAAATTGTGAATATTCTTCGTATAAAACTTATCTGACCGCAGAAAATAAGCAAGAAACTAAAAAAGTTGAAGAACCCTCTACTAAAAAAATAAAAGAATCTCCTATTAAAGGTACAGAACTTGCAAATATATTATTGGATACTTTTAAAATTTCAAATGATTATGCTGAGTGTGGGACAATTCTTCAAAAACTTTTAGACAATAAAATTGTATTCCTAGATACCGATGGAATTCTACCAATTAGACAGACTAATGACCTATATAGAAAAGGAATGATGAAGGGTATTAGTACGCCTAACAAAAAAGTTTTATTCCAAAATTTAGCGAAAGCAATTAAAAAGCATGGTTCATATATGGACCGAGTGTGGGCTTTAAAAAATACGGCTACAGGAGATTTAATTCAAGATGTATAAAGATGAATTCTATATGAAAGTTGTAAACCATCATTATATAGTGGAAAATAAGGTTAAAACAGAAGGTAGCGTTGTGCTAATGACCTGTCTTATCGGCTCACAAAATTATGGTTTAGATACTCCTCAAAGTGACTGTGATACATTTTCTTTTATTCTTCCTGACTTTCTATCCTTCATTCGAGGTGACGCGCCCAAGTCATATGAATTTGAGGTAGAAGATGGAAAGTGCATGGTAAAAGATATGCGGCTCGCGCTTAACCTGT